ATGCCTACCGTCAACGACGTGGAGTGGGATCTGGTGGGCATCTCGGAGATCCGGTGGATGCTCGGCGGCCTCTCCCGGCAGCGGACCAACGTCATCGCGAACACCAAGGGTTTCCCTGACCCGATCGCCGAGCTGGAGATGGGCAAGGTCTGGCTCCGGCGCGACGTCGAGGCGTGGATCAGGGACAACCGGCCGGAGTTGCTGGAAAACAAAAAAGGCCCGACCCCCGAGTAGGGGGCCGGGCCGTTGATGTTGCTTTCGCCTATTCCGAGGGGGCGCGCTCGATGTAGTGCGGACCGCAGAGCCGGGCTCCGTTGACCTCGGGCACGTCGGCCTCGTAGTGGGTGTGGCAGGGCAGGGCGGACGGGTCGAGCTGTCGGATCTGGCACTCCCGCGCGGCCAGGCCGTCGCGGATCAGGATGCGCAGGGTCGAGTCGACGTACCCCCGCAGGTGCGTGTCGTCGCCGCCGGTTCGCGCGAGGTAGTCGTCCCGCAGGTCGAGCATCAGGCCGCCGATGGCAATCTTCTCGGCGCCCGCGGTGACGTCCTTCGTGTCGTGGCCGTACTCGGCCTCGATGGCGTAGTCGATCAGGTTCTTCACGGCGGCGGTGGTGCCCTCGGAGAGGGCGGGGATGCTCACGTCTTCCGTGCTGCTGCTCATTCGCTCTCCTCGTGTCACGTTCGGGCAGTCAGATGGTAGCGGCCGGACCCGAAGGCCCGGCCGCTCTGCGCTGGTGTCAGCTCACCTGGTCGGCGCTGTTCGGTACCGCCGTGGTGCCGCGCTCGCTCATGTCGACCTCGGCGGTCACCGAGGTCACGACCGTCACGGTGCCGTCGAGCCGGTACAGGTCGACCCGGAGGGTGCCGTCACCGGGCGTGAAGAAGGAGATCAGTCCGCCGCCGGCCGGCGAGCTGAACTCGATGATCCGCGTGTTGGGGCCGGCGTACTGGTTGGCGACCGGGTTGGTGTTGACGCTCACGTCGTACCTGCGGCTCACTGCGTCTCCCTCGTCTGGTACTTCACGAACTCGGCGGCCATGAGGTTGAACATGACGGCGGCGGCGTGGTCCTCGTCGTCCTCGTCGCACATCCACTGGATGAGGTGCCGGATCGCGCTGGACTTCGCGCGGGCCAGCTCCTCGGCGCCGCGGGCCTTCTCCCAGTTGCGCTCGCCGTACTTGACGGCGCCGCGCTGAAGGAGTCGGGCGAACCGGGTGAGCATCTGCTCCTCGAAGGGCAGGCCCTCCGCGAGGATCAGGTCGAACCGCGGCTTGCCCTCCTGGACGTCGCGCACCATGCCGGAGGCGTACTCCGCGCGCTCGCCGGAGTCCTTGGTGGTGTAGGTGCTCACAGCGCCTCCCGGTGGACGATGGTCGTTCCCGGCTCGCGGCGCTTGAGGCGCCTGCGCTCCCTGCGGATCTTGCGGCGAGCGCCCCACCGCGTGTCCGCGTAGCCGATGAACTTCGCGTGCCAGCCGGTGTGGCCGGCGCCATCGGGTACCAGGTAGACCCGGTAGGCGAAGATCCTCCCCGGCTCGCTGCGCTGGTCGACGATGATGAACTCCATCAGGCGGTCACCTGCTCCCACACCTTCTCGACCTGAGCCTGGTCCTCGGGGTCCAGCTCCTTGACGATCCAAGGCTTCGTGCCGAAGGTCGTCTCGTCGCCCTGGGCGATGTAGCCGGCGAGCACGCCCTGCTGGTCGAACGTGCGGACGAGCTGCTTGTAGATGACGCTGGCGTTCACGATGGTGTCCGGGAGCACGTGCGTCGGGCGGCCGGCGTCCAGGGCGTCCTCGTCGCCGAAGATGACCGCGGAGCACAGGACTTCGGACTTGCCGTCCGCTCCGGTGGGCATCACGGCGCGCGGCTTGAGGACGACGGCGTACGCGTCCTCGTGCTCGGCGGGGCGGAAGTAGTTCGCGGACACGGTCGTGGGGTTGATGAACTTGGTTCCCATAGGGGTGTTCCTCCTCAGCAATTACGCGGCGATGTTGTCGTACTTGGCGCTCATGTAGCGCTGGATGGTGCGTCTGGTGGCGCCCAGCTCCTCGGCGATCTCGTCCATATCGGCGCCGGCAGCGCGCATCTGCCGGGCAATGGTCGCGAGCTGTCGGGAGCGGACCTGCTGAATGGTGGGGCCGTCGCTCTCGGCGTCCACCGGCTTGTTGAGCGCGACGCCGGCTTGCGCCGCCACGATCCGCAGATAGGCTCGATGCTCCCGTTTGCGGATGATGCTGCGTTCGCGCTCTCGTTCGATCCGGGCCGTCTCCCTCGCGGCTTCAGCCCGGACTTCAGGATCGGGATGGTTCTCAACCAGCCAGGCGCGGCGCTCGTCGGGCGTCTCGCCTCCCCATACGCCGTACACGTGGCCCTCGGCGCGGGCCAGGTCTCGGCAGGGGAACATGACGGGACAGTCGAGGCAGAGGTCTACCGCCTCGTCGACTTTCTGAGCGGCGAAGAAGATCTCCGCGTTGGCTGGATTGCACTGCGTGCCGGTGGCGCTTATCAACGTTCGTCCCTTGCTAGTTGCGGTGCTTGCGGTGCGTTCTGGTCAGCGTCCGATGGCGGCGCCGGGCGCCTGGCCGAGTCGGCTGCCGCCGAGGTCGGCGCGCTGGCCGGCGGCCTGTCCGTCCCGGTAGCCGCTGCCCTTGACCGTCACCGACTTCGACCTCTTGAGGTCGGTGAACGCCTCCTCTACTCGGCGGTCCACGAGCGTCTTGCGGTCGGCCAGCACCAGGGCGGTCGACGGGCCGTCACCGCGCTCGTCGGCCTCCCGCGCGGCTCGGCTCTCGGCGGCTACCAGCCGGGCCTTCACGGTGTTGATGAAGCCCCACATCCACGCCTTGCGGTAGCTGACCGTGCTCTCCCACGGCGGGGGCTGGATGGTGGCGAGGCTGTGCGACGCCTGCACCAGCAGGCTCGTAAACAGCAGTTCGACGCGCTCCAGGTCGGAGGGGAAGCCAAACATGCTCACCTTGTAGCCGTCGCTGCGGCGTCCGTTGTTGTGGCGAACGGTGTGTACGTTCAGCGGCTCGCCGATGTTGTAGAGCAGCGCCGACTTCTCCCAGGCGTACGGCCCGGGTACGTGGATCTTGCGGCGGTCGACGTCCTCCTTGGTCGCGGGAGCCTTGGCCGCGTCGAGCAGCGCCTTGTCGATGCCGTACTTGGCGATCAGGTCGGCGGCCCGCTGGTTGAACGCCTCGGCCTCGGCCGGCGTGCAGGCGGGGTCCTCGGCCTGGGCCAGCAGCTTGCGGATCTTGTCGAGCATTCCGTCGCTCACGGTTCTCCTCGGTGTTGTGGTTGGTCAGTTGGTCCTGCCGTGCAGCAGGTGGCGGGGGCCGGGCCGGAGCCCGGCCTCCACCGTCAGCGCACGGACGGACTACTTAGCAAGTGCGGGCCGGGTGGCCGGCGTGCAGGGGATCGCGGCGACCCCCGAGGGCAGGGTGGTGAAGTTCTCGTTGCCGGCCTCCCAGATGCCCCGGCTGGTGACGAACACCATGTAGCAGGAGCCGTCCTTGCCGACGTACTTGGTCACCGCGACGTTGCGGAACCCGTCGGGCATCCGAAGGACCTGGGTCTCGGCGCCGTTGACGATGTTGTCGGGCGTCGGCTCGGGCGCGTCCTGCTTGACCTCCTGGCCCATGCAGCCGGCGAGCGCGGCGACGGTGAGGACGGCGGCGGCAGCCGCGGTGATCTTCTTGGCGGACATCAGAACTCCTTGCGGTCGATGTTGCGGCGGAGGTAGCTGGTGGACAGGTAGTGGCCGGCGACGGCGAGCGCGAGCAGCGCGGCGACGACCAGGGCGAGCGCGAGCAGTTCGTTCACTGAGCCCCCTAGCCGACGATGTAGCGGGCGATCGTGACGCCGGAGTCGCCCGTGAGGTCGGGCTCGTGGTCGTCGTCGTACTGCTTGTGGTAGCGCAGCACGAGCCCGGAGGAGAACGAGTCGGACAGGTAGGCGTGCCATCCCTGCATCCACTCCGGCAGGCCCACCCTCCGGGTGATGCCCCAGTCGGCGTTGAAGTCGCTCAGCGGGTAGAGGCTGCCGTTGTAGCGCACGTAGTCGGCGTCCAGGACGCGCCCGAACTCCTCCTCGTTGGCGCATTCGCTGGTCAGCTCGCCGATCTCATCCGGCGTCAACTCGAAGGCCGCCAGGACGTCGACCGTCTCCTGGTTGACGATCCACACGAGCTGGCTGCCGTGGCTGTACGCCGCGAGCACCTTGCGGGCCTCGTCCAGCTCGACGGTGGTCTCCACGACCAGGGTGTCTCCGGCCAGGGTTGCTGCAACGCTCACTTGAACCTCGCCTTCGCGATCTTGCTGGACTCGAACGTCTCGACGATGTGCCCGACCAGGCGCCACAGGGCGCGCAGCTCGGCGGCGGGGTCGGTGGCGCCGCTGTTCGCGGCGTCCAGGGCGTTGCTCATCAGGTCGTAGAACTCGGCGACCCGGTCCTCGTTGACCAGGAACACGCGGATCAGGTCGGTCGGCTCGGGGGCCGCCGGCTCCTCGGTGGTGAGGCTCATCTGTGTCTCCTCTCAGAAGTCGCCCGGGGCGACCTGGAACACGGTCAGCCCGAGGGATCGCCACATGTCGACGACCTGCTGCCGGTCGTCGAAGACTCCGGCCACCCGGTACTCGTGGCGGATGTGCTTGTCGAACAGCTCCCGCTTGACGACGGCGTCCTTGCGGGTGTCGCCGGCCGCCCGCATGTGCAGCGCCGCGTACGGCAGGCCCACGTTCTCCATCAGCCACTTCTCGGTGGCCTCCCGGCAGCCGTCGGTGCGGCCGGAGCAGAAGACGATGTCGTGCCCGGTGAGGAACATGGCTCGCACGGCGGCGATCACCGGGGCGTTCGGCCGGTCCTCATGCACCCGCGACTCGTCGAACGGCGACCGCGCCACCATCAGCGCCACCGTGCCGTCGATGTCGACGATGACCGCCCTCCGCTTGCCGGCCGGCGGCTCGTACGGCACGACGTCGTCCGGGCTGTCGGGCGCCTCGTCGGGCACCGGCAGCGGATACGGTCGGCCGCGCAGGAACCGTCGCTCCATGTCGCGGATGACGTCGTCGCCGACCGGCTTCTCGCGCTCCCGGTCCCGCGCGATGCACGCCACGAGGGGCACGTCGGTCAGGTCCCACACCTCGAAGTCCGCGCCGGCCAGCACCGCGAGCCGGCGCAGGTCCCGGATGGTGCGGGTGGGCAGGTTGGTGTCGTCGTTGATGACGTCGATGCCCAGTCGCAGCAGGGCGGCGATGCTGGCGTCGCGGGCGGCGATGATGGCCTTCTCGGTGCCGGCCGACTCGCGGCCCTGCTTGATGTAGACGCCGTTGTGGACCATCTTCCGCAGGTCGTCGCGGTTGACCCGCGCCCGGCGCACCGGATCGACGGCCACCCACTCCTCGGCCTTGGTGGTCTTGCCGGAGCCGGGCAGGCCCCGGGTGGCGATCAGCCGAGCCTTCTTAGCAAGTGCGGTCATACCAGAGCCTCCTCGGCCTCCGTGTCGGTGACGCCCTGGTCGAGCATCTTGGTCTCGTGCTGGAGGAACAGCGGGCTCTTGGCCTTCACGACGAGCGGCGTGATGCCCTCGACCCGCAGGCAGACACCCTCGTCGACCATCGAGCCGTCGGTGGGCACCAGCCAGGGGAAGGTGTCGGACAGCCGCTTGTCGAGGTAGTAGGTCACCAGGTCCTCGCGGACGGCGTAGGCGCTGGTCACCTCGGGCACCGTGTTGAGCCCGACGGACTGGCAGAACTCCTTGACCGCCGGCCAGCTCAGGTCGACCGCCAGGCCGTCCTCGTTGATCGTGGTGACCCGGTAGATGTAGAGCTGGTAGCCACCCACGGGGATGCGGTAGGTGTAGCCCTTCTGGATGGGCTTGTCGGTGTCGGGCACCCAGCCGATGACCTCGCCGTAGACGATGAACCCCTTCGGCAGCAGGCCCTTGAGCTGGGAGCCGATCTGCGAGTACAGGTCGGCGCCGTAGAAGTCGTGGCCCGACGGGTTGTCGGGGTCCTTGACCACGTTGCGGCTGCCGTAGACGTAGGCCCACTCGGTCTCGGGCACCTTCACCCCGAGCAGCTTGGCGACCTTGTCCCGCCACGTGAGCTTGCGCTTCACCAACGTGTGACCGATCCGGATGGAGGTCCCGTGCAACTTCTGCGTGATCACGACGTGGCGGTCACCCGCGATGGCGTCGGCCACCCGGAAGTAGTTCGCCGTGTCGAAGTGCTTCGGGAACAGCTTCTCGTCGACCCGCGGCTCGCGCTTCTTCGGCTGGTTCGACGGGCCGCGCTCCTTCGGCGGCCGGGCCACGTACTTGCGGCAGATCTCGACGCCGTCGAGCTGGTCGAAGGTGTCGCCCTCCTGGAGCTGGTCCCACTCGGAGTAGAACCCGGAGAGGCTGGACAGCGGCATGAACAGGGCGTCCGAGCGGTGGCCGCGGAAGCGCAGGGCCTTGACCCGGCGGTTGTCCTCCAGGTAGCCCTTCTTGCTCGGGTCCTCGTTCAGGTTCTCGTGCCGGTGCAGGTTGTTCGCGCTGGCGTACCCCAGGCTGAGCTGCGTCTCGGCCGTGAACACCATGCCCAGGTCACCGACCTGCACGTCCTTGGACACGATCGCCTGGTAGCCGAGCAGCGGCACGCCCACGACGTTGTCGCAGTTGGCGAGCTGGTTGATGTGCCGCACCCGCACGACGGTGGCGGCGTAGTTGACGTTCTCCGGGGCCTGCAACTTCACGGTCTCTCCCATCAGAGCTTCGCGTACTCGAACGCTTCGGTGGCGGCTTCGACGGCGTGCTCGTAGCCGATGTAGCCGCCGCAGGAGTCCTCGGACTCCCAGGTCGTGCGGGTCTCGGAAGGCTTGTCCTTCTGGACCCATTCGGTCAGGCGCTCGACGACGTAGCCGTAGACCTCGCCGTTCTCCCAGGCGTGGATCTCGGCGATCCCACCGTCGAGCTGCCTCTTTAGCAAGTCGGGGTCGGTGTTACCCGCGTCCTCCGGCAGCAGGTAGAACAGCCGGCGCCCGACGATGTCGCTGACGCCGCCCTGCATCTGCACCCACCGACGGATCACCTTCGTCGCCCAGCCCTCGGGGTCTTCGCGCCACTGGCTGCGGCGCAACATCCACGCCCAGTCGTCGAACAGCGGACCACCGACCTCCCGGGCGTCCCGGCGGTCGCGGCCGTAGCTGTACGGATCGAACGTCCTCAGCTCGTGCGGCAGGCCGTCCTGGTAGGCGCGGATGTCGCCGAAGAACTCGTCGTACTCCAGGCGGACCCGCAGGTCGCCCTCCTCCAGCAGCGCGTCGGTGCTCACTCGTCCTCCTCGTCCTCGTCGCGGTAGTCGTCCTCGTCGTAGTAGTAGTCGTCCTCGTCGCAGTAGTCCTCCGGGGCGTAGGGCTCGTCGTAGCCGGAGTAGGTGTCCCACCCCAGGGGCTCGCCGGCCTCGTTGTGGTAGACGGTCGCGGTCGCTCCAGGGAACATGCTCAGTTCTCCTCGTCCTCGTCCTCGTGCGGGCACTCGAAGTTGCAGTAGCCCTGCTGTTCGGTGTCGCAGTAGAAGCCCCACACGCCCCTCATGCGGGTGGAGTGGGGCACGCAGCCGCACGGCAACGGCTCCGGGATGCGCTCCGGCACGGTCAGCACTCCTCGATTTCGATGTCCTCGCGGGTGAGCCCGTCGAACGCTTGGTCGCTGTACTCGGCCAGCGCGTCGGCCAGGCCCTCGTCGGAGTCCCACTCCGCCCGCTCCAGGTCCTCCTCGACGTCCTCGACGCTGCACCCCAGCAGCTCGGCCAGGTCCTCGGCGGTCAGCTCGATCTCGTGGTCGCTGACCTCCCGCCAGCGCACCTTGTAGTTCGTCACGGCTTCACACTCCCGATGTAGGACCCGGCCACCGCCGGGCTCGTGCTTCGCAGGTACGTCAGGGCCGCCGTCGTCTCCTCGTCGGCCCGGCCAACCGCCTCCACCATCCCGAGCTTCCAGGCGAACACCAGCCGGGCGGACGACTCGTCGACCATGCTCTGCATCTCGCGCTCCAGCGGGCTCACCCGTTCACCACCCGTCCGAACAGGGCGCACTCCAGGACGGCGAGCGCGTCGACCACGTCGATGTCGCCCTCGTCGCCGTTGGTGCGGCTGGCGGTGAGGATGCGCTTGCGGTGCCTCTGCGACATGTAGAGGCGCTGCCCGGTCGCCGAGTTGTGCAGCACTTCGCCGTCGTTGGGGAACTCGGGGTCGACCTTCAGCTCCGCGCGGTCGATTACCCCGAGGCCCTTGGCGAACGTGTCCAGGTCGACCCGGTAGGTGTCGCCGGGCTCGTCCTCGTCCTCGATGACGGCGTACAGGGTCTCCCCTTCACCCGCGTACTCGTGGACGTAGAACCAGCCGTAGCCGTAGTTCTCGATGGCCGTGGTCATCAGGTTGTCCAGGAACTTCACGCGCTCCCGGCTGCGTTCCTTCACGCTCACTCTTGGCTCCTTAGCAAGATGGGTTTCAGTTAGACGGCCACCGCTACGCGGCGACGTCCTCGGTCTTGGTCGCCTCGATCTCCTCGATCGGGGTCACCTTGGTCCGGCCACGCGGCCCGGTGGCTCGCGGTCGAGCCGGCTTGATCGCCGACACGACGACCTCCTGCCCGCCCTCGGGGGCCGGGGCCTTCTCCGCCGGCTTCGCGGCCTTGGCCGGCTCCTTCGCCTTGCGGGCCGGCGTGCGCCGCATCCGGATACGCGAGGCGACCGCCTCCGCGCCGAGGTAGATCACGACACACCACACGTGGGCGATGCGCTGGATCAGGTTGTCCCCGGCGTAGCAGTTGGCCACGATGCTCACCGCGCACGCGACGCTGAGCACGCCCCACGCGAGCCGGCGCGTCTTCTGGTCGACGCCCGGGGTGTTGATGACCAGCGACGACATGATCACGGCCAGGTCCACCGTGAGCGGGATCGCGTTGGCCGACAGCTCGTCGGCCTCGTGGTCGAGCAGCAGGTCCCGCTGCGTGAAGTAGGAGACCACGGCAGCCACGGTCGCGATCCCGGCCAGCGCCGCCCGGCTGATCTTCAGCGTGCGGTCGTCGGTCTTGTCCGTGCTCACGCCGCCAGCGCCTCCCGCTTCGCGAACACGCAGTCGACCTGCTCGCGGTGGTGCCGGCCCTCGCACTCGATGTCGCCCAGGCGACGCTCCGGGTTGATGGACTTGGCGCGCAGCTCGGCCTCCAGCTCGTCGATCTGCGCGGCGAACAGGTTCTCGTAGTGGACCCGCTGCCCGGCCTGCTCGGCGGTGTGCGGGTGCGTCGGGAACGCCTTCGCCCACAGGCGGAAGTACAGGCCGGCGGCGGCGCCGTGCATCGGCGTGCGCTGGCTCACCTCGGCACAGATGACCGCCAGCTCCGCCCCCGTCGCCGGCCGGGTGTCCGCGCCCGAGACGATCCGCTCCAGCAGCTCCCGCAGGTGGGACAGGTAGACGAACTGCGTGTAGATACCCTCCCCGACTTCGCTGGGCCTGAGCAGCGAGAAGGAGTGGAACAGCACGTCGCGGTGGGCGGGGTGGCGCTTGGACATGCGGCGGATCTCGTCCTCGGCCATGCCCATTCGCTCGAAGGCGCCGCCAAGCTCCTCCGGGATAGTGCCGAGGAGTCGCGCGAGGCCGGGGTTGTTGTTCCAGTTGTTCTGCATGGGTGATCCCCTCAGGTTGATGGACTACTTAGCAAGTGCGGGTAGGTTCAGGCGGGGATCTGGCCGAGCGCGGCCAGGACGTCGCGCATCTGGTCGATGGTGCCGTTGGTCTCGATGCGGACCGTGCCGCCCGTGCGGACCTCGACGCGGGTGCTGCCGAGCCCCCGGTGGAAGCGGCTGACCGTCACGCTGTCGTTGACGTTGCCGTGCCGACGCGGCTCGGGGACGGGCACGCGCAGCAGCTCCGCGGCGACCTGGACGGCCTCGTCCCGGTCCGCCTGGCCCTGTCGGGAGTCCGCGGCCCGCTTGCGCGCCTCCGCCAGGATCGCCCGGTAGCGGGGCAGCAGCCGGCGGATGATCTCCCGCGAGATGACCCGGGCGCCCCGGGAGAGAGCCACGGAGATGTCCGGGGTCCGCAGGCCGTAGGTGTCCGCGCCGGCCTCGTGGATCTCGTGCGGCAACCAGCCGTCGATCACCACGCGCTCGGGCCGACTGGAGTCGACGTAGAGCGCCAGCCGCTCCCCGTCCGGCCCCTCCAGCTTGACGCCGTCGGAGCGCACCGCACCCGAGACCCGTTTCCAGCCCTCCCCCAGCTCGCGTGCCACCGCGTCGGCCATCAGCGGCAGCTCGGCGCGGGCCTTCTCGGCGAGGTCGTAGTTGGTCGTCATGGTCGTTCCTTCCGGTTGGTCGGTCGTGTGTAGGTGACGACTAGTGCCGTCGCCCGACGTTCGGACGGTGAGCCCGAACGCCGGAGGTCGCACTAGGCGCCGAACGTGCTCTCGACGTAGGCGAGCGCCTTCTCGCCATCGAAGCTGTCGATGAAGTCCTCGTCGGTCCGCAGGAAGGCGTGCTTGTCGCCGGACCCGTCGGGCTCACCCGGCTCGTCGTCCTCGGCATGCACCCCGAGCCAGATGGCGGCAGCGTCCGCGTGCCCGGCGCGGTACAGCACCTCGGCGATCACGTCGGCCTCGGAGCAGGTGAAATGCACACCCGTCTCGGCCGTGTAGCTGCTCAGCATCTCCGCCATCTTGTCCAGCGACTCCATGAGTCGGGTGTCGATGCTCATCCTCAAACCTTCCTTAGCAAGTCGTGATCCGCGAGAAGCGCCTCGTACGGCAGGCTGGAGTCCTCGGTGATGGTGAGGCCGAGCCACTGGGTCGGCATGTCGTCGCGCCAACCCGGCGCCCACGCGTCGAGCCGCGCGTCCAGGGAGTCCGACCACTCCGCCACCAGCTCGTCGATGCGGGCGCGCATCGCCAGCATGTCGGCCGCGATCTCCTGGTGGTCGACGTTGAGCGGGTCGAGGGAGTGCTCGATGATGATCCGCGCGATCCGCGGGTCCTCGGCGACCTCCTCGGCCGGCGACCAGTCGAGCGTCGCGCCCTCGGGCTCCGGCTCACGGTTGCGGCTCCAGAAAGCCATGCTCAGTCCTCCTTCGGGGGGTAGACCGCCAGGAACCAGCCCGTGCCGGCCTCCAGGAACAGGTCGCGGGGCACGTCGACCGTCTTGCGGAAGACCTCCTCGGTGAAGTGGAAGGGCCAGTCGTACTGGCCCTCGTAGGCGATGGAGTACGCGCCCTCGCGCAGCTCCTCGTGGGTGTGGTCGGCGACGACCAGGTCCTCGGTGCGGACCTCCAGGTAGCGGGCGACCTCGCGGACGACCTGCGCGACGTCGTCCGGCAGCTCCGTGATCAACAGGCTAGCCACTCGAATCCTCCTTAGCAAGAGCCTGCGAAGAAGACGGTCACGGGCGTGTTGCGGTCGAAGAAGCGGTAGTCCGGCAGCTCCTTGCGCGCCGGGTCGGTCAGCTTCGCGTGGACGCTGTGCGGGCTGTGACTGAGCCAGCCCACCATCAGCGGCAGGTCCTCCACGCCCTCGGCGACCAGGAGCTTGTCCCCCTCCTCCATGTCCCCGGCGGTGATCTCGTGGGACACGGCCACCGTGAGGGTCGCGGGCACCTCCGCCAACTTCTCGGCGATCACCCGGTGCGAGTCGTGGCCACCGCCCCCGCAGATGTCGCACGACATGTGAGTGAAGCCGCCGGAGTGGTGCCCGTACTCGTGCGTGTGCCCGAACGCCGCGTCCTCGTCGTCGGGGTCGTCACACCCCTCGTACACGCACATCCAGCGGTGCTCGGAGTCGCAGTCCTCGCCCCCGCAGTCCACCCACAGGTTGTACTCCTGCCACTTGACGGCCAGGGCCTCCGCCGACCGGGCGTCCGACACGTCGTTGATCTCGCCGCCGCCGCCCACCGCGTACTCACAGGTGCCGCAGACGTTGAGGATGACCCAGTTGTCGATGTTGATGTCGATGGTCGTGATGCTCATCTGTTTCTCCGTTCAGAGGTTGTTGTAGCGGACGGCCATCAGGTCCCCGTAGGTCGCGTCCGGGTACTCCCGCAGGTGGTCGCGCATGGCCCGGAGGTCGGGGAGGGTGTTGGAACCGGAGAACAGGGCGTCCGCCTGGTCCTCGTCGAGCCCGAGGCGTTCACGGGCGAACCTGGCGACGGTGACGCCGTCCTCGTCGAGCCGCCCCGTCTCCGGGTCGAGATCCCAGTACGGCATCTCCCACTCCTGACAGGCGGAGTTCCACTGCGGCTTCGGGATCTCGGCTCCGGCCCGCACGGCGGCGAACCCGGCCAGGCACATCGCGGTGCCGCAGGCAGTCGGCTCGTCCATGTCCGCGAACGGGTCGACGACGTCCAGCCACTCGCCCTGGCGGTGCTTGAAGCCGTGCGCCTCGTTGGCGGCGTCCTCGATGGCGGCGTCGAGCAGGTCGAAGTTGATGGTCGTGGTCGTGGTCATTGCGTTCCTCCTGAAGGGGTGGGTGAAGCAGGCTGGATGAAGCGGGATGGATGGCTCAGCAGCAGTCACAGTCGCGGTCTTCGGACAGCGCGATCAGGTCGGTGTAGGTCGCGTTCGGGTGCTCCCGCAGGTGGTCCCGCATCCTCCGCAGGTCGTCCAGGGTGTTGCTGCTGCTGAACAGGGCCTTCGACTGCCACTCCGCCAGCCCCAGGCGCTGCCGAGCGAACTCGCTGACGTGGACGGTCCCGTCCAAGTCCTCGCCATCGGTGACCGTCTGCCCGGTCTCCTCGTCGACCCACCAGCGCGGAATCCACCAGAAGCTCTCGTTCGAGTAGCGGCGCGGCTTGGGCACCGTGGCACCCTCGCGCACGGCGGCGAACCCGGCCAGGCACAGTCCAGTCTCGCACAGCTCCGCGCTGCCCGCCTGGGGGTTCATCACGGTCGCCCACTCGCCCTGGTAGTGCTGGAAGTCGCCGTCCTCGTTCGCGGCGTCCTCGATCGCGGCGTCGAGCAGATCGAAGTTGATGGTCGTGGTCATGGCGCTACCTCTCAATTCGGCGGGTTTCATTTTTGAAACGGTGGTCACGGGTTGCTGGGCAAGGAGATCGTGCGGCCGGTGCCGTCGATGACGAAGCTGGTGCCTCGCCCGTTGCCCCGGTCGGTAGCGCGGAAGTAGCAGGGCTCCCGGGCCTCGGCCGACGAGTCCTCGGTGGCACACGGCTGCATCGGTCGCGGCGGCTGGAGGCCGCGCACACCCCACCCGATGAGCGCACCGAAGAACGCGGCGAGCAGCGCCAGGAGCGACGCGGTGAGCATGGTCTTCTTCACGGTTCCCCCTTGGCTAGAAGGCGCTGTTACGCGCGTCGGCCTGCCGGTCGGCCCACACGTCGACCGAGAACCGCCACGAGTCGATGGCCTCGGCCACGGTCATGTCCTCGTTCATCCGGCCCGCCACCTCGCGCGGCTCGAAGCACTCGGCGATCACGTCCCAACCGCCGTGGTTGTAGTGCTCGTCGGCGTGGTCGTAGACCGCCTTCACCAGGACGACCATGCGCTCGGACATCCCGGCGAAGTGGTCGGTGATGCTCCGCTGGTACACCTCGAACGTGCTCACGCGGTCCTCCGGTTCTGGTTGGCGACCCTCTTGGACCGGGCCGCGGTGATCGGGATCGGCGCAGTCTCACGCCGGGCCTGCGCCGCCTTCACCGACGCCGTCAGCGCGGCGATCAGGTCGACCGCCGGCGCCTCCTCCACCTCCGCCGGCTTCGGCGGCTCGCGACCCTCCAGCTTCGCGTCGATGACCTCCTGGAGCGCCGCCCGGTAGTCGTCGGTGAACGCGTCCGGGTCGAAATCGCCGTCCATCGAGTCGATGAGCGTCCCGGCCATCGCCAGCTCCGCCGGCCGGATCTCCGGGTGCTCGTCGAGGATCTGGAACGCCGGCTGACGCACCTCGTCCGGCCAGACCATCGTGTTGAGCAGCAGCAGTCCGTCCCGGACCCGCAGGGTCGCCAGGTGCTCCCGGTTGCGCAGGGCCACCTTCACGACGGCCACCCGGTCGGAGACCTCCAGGGCGTCGCGCAGCAGCACGTACGCCTTGGCCATCGCCTTCTCCGAGGGCGCCAGAAAGTAGGCCCGGTCGTAGAGGATCGGGTCGATCTGCTCGACCGGGACGAACGCCTGCACGTCGATCACCCGAGACGTAGCCAGCGGCAGTCCCTCGAAGTCCTCGCTGGTGAGGACCATGAGGTCGCCGCCGTCCACGTCGTAGCCCTTGGCCATGTCGACGTAGGCCACCTCGTCGCCGCATTCGGCGCACACCCGCTTGTAGCGGACGCGCCCACCGTCGGCCTCGTGGACCTGGTGGAACCGGATGTCCTTCTCCTCGGTGGCGGAGTAGAGCTTCACCCCGACCGAGACCAGCCCGAACGAGATCGAGCCCTTCCAGATCGCCCTCACTTGCGCGCCTCCGCCCCCTGCTTGGTCACGAACGCGAGCACGTCCTTGAGGAACGCCCCCTGGGCGTGCAGGCCGCACAGGATCACCGGCTCCGGCCGACCGTGGTAGACCTCCAGCCGGTCCTTCGAGTGGTGCGGGACGGCCGTGTAGGCGCAGGGCTCCTTGTCCTTCACAGGAACCTCCACGCGAGGTCCCGCTGCTCCCGGGTGCAGTCACACACCCCCGGGTCGTCGGCGTGCCAGACGTGCTCCGGCCACAGAAAGAACTCCCCGTCGTGCCAGCCGAACAGGTAGCCCTCGGGCGCGGCGTACGCGTTCAGCCACACCTCCGCCTGGTCGGCCAGGCCGCCCTGCTCGCTCAGGGACTCCCAGTCGTCCTCGTCCGCCTCGACACCGTCCAGCTCGGCGATCAGCCGGCCGACGACCTCGTCATCCGCGGGCTCCGGCACCCAGCCGTGACTGGTCGCGATGCTCAGCAGTCGCGCGCTCCCGAAGCGCCCCCAGTGGCCGTCGATCCAGCAGCCGGCCGACGTGGTGGACACGTTAGCAAGTGCGGTCATGGTTACAGCTCCTCGTCGCCCTGGTCGTAGTCGTTGCTGTCGTCACTGAAGTCGTCGCCGTGCTCCTTCAGCCACGCCTCGGCCTCGTCGTACGCCTCACCCCAGGTGGCCCCGTCGTCCTGGTGCTGCTGCACGATCGCGAAGTACTTCGCCGCCCTGTCCGTCAGCCCGAGCGGCACCCGGAGGTCCCAGATCGCGTCGCTGTCGCTGTCGCAGAACTTGATGCCGGCCAGGCTGAGCGCCACGCCCACCAGGCAGCCGGTCTTCGACCGCGGGTCCTCCTCGTCGTACAGGTCGGGTCGCGGGACGTACCAACACCCCTCGCCACCCTGGCCCTTCGGGACGTATCGGAAGTCCCGGCCCTGGGTCTCGACGGCACGCAGCAGCAGCTCGCGCGCCTCCTCGATCTGGATCACTTTCTCTCCCCTGCTCTCGGTTTCAGTTTTGAAATCGCCGGTCGGGCTCACCACTCGACCGTCACCCCGGGAATCCGGAGCATCCCCACGGCCTTCTCCATCACCCGTTGCAGCGCCTCGATCTCAGCGTCGTTGGAGTCCCCCTCGGCGGCGTCCATCGCCGCCTGGACCAACTCCCGCAGCTCGGCCACGTCCTCGTCGCTGTAGCGCGTGAGCGGGTCCAGAACCTCGCTCGGCAACGTGTCCTCGTCGTCGTGGACGAACTTCAGCGCCGAGCCCAGGTTCTCGCCCCAGGAGAACTCGGTGATGGTCACGCCCTCCACCAGCCAGTCCGGGTTGTTCCCCTGGATGTCGCGGACCAGGGCCGCAGCGTCGTCCCGGGTCTCGGCTTCGACGCGCGCCGTGAAGGTCGCGATCCCGTCGAACACGCACTCCATTCCGTCCCCCTCTCAGGCCAGGTAGAACGCGAACATGCGGGCGTGCGACGGGCTGAAGCCCAGGTCCAGCGGGCGCCCCAGCTCGGGCCGGAAGTGGTCGGCCGGGAGTCCGCTGGCCACGGCCACCGCGTCGCGCCACGCCTGCAACGGCGTCTGCTCCGGCGACGACTGCGTGATGCCCCCGTGCGCCAGCAGCGCCCACTTGTCAGCCTCGCTGGCGAGGAAATCCAGCTCGAACGTCCGGGGCACCGGGTAGAGGTACGGGTAGTGGTCGTCGGCGAGGTTGATGAACTCGATCGCCTCGGTCGTCTCGGTCGTGGTGTCCACGTGTTGCCTCCTGTTTCAGTGGTACTTGTCTGCGGATTTCATTTCTGAAACCCGGGCCAGCTTTCTTAGCAAGCCATGGCCGCCACCAGCCCACCCCTCCGGGACTGGTGACGACTAAGGCGCGCCAGAGCAGCGCGCGGCCACCTTAGCAAGTCGCTAGGCGGCCACGCGACCGAGCGGGCAGCCGTAGATGGAGCGGTGCGACACGGCCTGCTCGCCGCACGGGCAGCGCAGCACCTTGCACCCGTAGCCGCAGTCGTCCGTGAGCGCCACCTCGACCATGCTGTGAACGTGCTCCGGGGTCTCGGGCGCGCGGTGCCGACCCACGTAGGCGATCTCCATTGCTCTACCTCTCAGGTTGTTGTTGCATCTCAGACAAGCCAGCTCGGCAAGCCGTGGCCGACACCAGTCCACTCCCGGGCTGGTGCCGACTAAAGCGCGCCGCGCGTGCGTGAATCCTCCTTAACAAGTAGGGGCGAGCGCGAGCGAGACCAGTCGCGACATGCGCTCCGACTGGTTCTGCTCGTACGGCGTGGCGGTGGGGTCAGGCTCCCATCCGAACTCATCCCGGCGTCGGTACTCCTGGTTCAGCGTCTGGGCGGCCAGCACCGCGGCCTCGTACGGGACAGCCAGTGAGCCGGCGATCCGCTGGCCACGGCGCGTGATTTGGTACATGTCCACTGCTCTACCTCCTGGTCGTCTGTGCTGTTCTGCGGACTGGTGCTGGTGGTACGTACCTGCGTCAGGTCATGAGCCCATGCCGCCCGAGTCGGCTACGCAGGCGTGCGCGTCAGGCTCCGACGCACCCGAAACTCAGCGCGTGACTCCGCCACCTCGCCGACCCACGCACGTACTGGTTGCTGTGCGACTCACACGCACACGAGTCAGGCACGCTGGTCTGCCGCTGCGGAGTCACCGGAGCCACGCGACGGCGCGGCGTAGCCGACCGCACCACGGCCCGGTAGGAACTCATGGGGAGGTCGCTCAGCCTGACGTCAGCCAGGGGGTCAGCCTGCGGAGTCACGACGGGACGGATGCGCTCGTGCGTAGGCGCCTTGAAATTGCGCTGCACGCCCCCGGCAGGGGTGGCGCCGTGCTCCGCCATGAGTTGCCGCGTGACGGCCGTCTGAGCTTGCGGCAAGACGTCCGGGTTACGGACCGGCTTCCACGTACGCGTGCCGACCCGACGGACGTATTCGAGACTGGCGAATCCCCGCCGGCCCTCGAATAGCTGCGTGAACATGGCGACCGCCCGCGTACCGTGATCGTTCACGGTGAAACGAACATCCTTGACGAACGACATAACTAGCCTGCTTTCACTTGCGATTTCATTTCTGAAATCCGGAGAGTTTCATTTTTGAAACTTGACTGACGGGCGGCGCGAAAGCGCGGGCACCCGGGGCTACCGTGGGCACGCCGGAAGCCCGGCAGGCTGGATGCCTGCCGGGCTGGCCGGTCGGGGTTGGCTACGCCTGCCCGCCCCGGTTGTTGGTGTCCGTGCCGCCCGGCAGAGCCTTCCGTGCGGTGACCATGAGCAGGGTGAGTCGCGTGATGAACTCCTCGGACCGCGCGTCATCCTTCTTCAGCGCTTTAGCCAACTCCGCTTCGACCTTCTTGAGGATGTCCACCCCGGACGGGCCGACCTTCTCCGCGTCGCCGTTGCCGTCGGTCGCCGTGTCGTCGGTCGCATCTTCACTCTCGTTGCGGAGCGTGGAAACCTGGCCGGTGGAGATTCCGAGGACGATAGCGACGTCCGTACCGTTCACCTTTCCACCGTTGCGCGTCGGGTCGACGAGAGTCTTGACCAGCGTCCGCGCGTCGTTGTGGGTGAGGACCTTTCCGACACGCTGCGCGCCGATCTCCGCGCTGAGTACCGCGCGGAAGTCCCGCGCGGGGATACCGGCGCAGAGCTGGAGAACGTCGGCCAGCAGCAGGGTGGAGTTTTCGCGGATCGTTCCGACGTACCCCTTGATCCGCGCGACGATCGCGGCGCGCGCCGGGTTGCCCTGGTTCGGGTCGACCGGGGTGACCGGGGTGACCGGGGTGACCGGGGTGGCCTTCCGCGTGCGGGTCGCGCGGGGGGCGGCGGTGGGCTTGTTCGTGGCCATTGCAGATCCCTTCATTTCAGTTTTGAAACCGGACATACCGGACGTTCCGGACATGCCCGCCACCGGCCCGTTACCGGTGGCACGCGCGACCGGACGGCCGGACGCGCGCACGGAGCTAGCCGTGCCGTCCCGGTGGTCTCGATCGCGGTAAGTCATGCGATGAGCCTATCGTGGTTTTCCTCCATAGCAAGTAGCTAGTGGCATGGCTCACAGCATTAGCGTTGGCCACTTTGCTAGCCCGTTGACCAGCGGATATTCAAGATCACGTGATGGTTGAGTCGAAGATCATGATGCAGGCATCGACACATCGGTATGCGAGTTCACTATGTGGCGGAGAACTGACCACACTACGGGACTCTTGACCTAGCAATCAACGCTGTGACCAGGCGATATGTACCACGGTCTATCGTTGAACGCTCAACTAACTAGCAGGCGGATCTACTGGCCGAACGGCCGATGGCACACCGCCTGACCTGGGAAGATAGGCACATCTCTATGTGCGGTAGGGTATTGACAAGTGGTGAGTGAGCACACTCATCTATGCCTACACGATACCCATCTATGTCCTGTGCTTTGCTGGCCATGTTTGCCCAGGTCAGGGGTGTGCAGTGTCGATGATCCTCGATGGAGTGAGATATTACACAACGCTTGACAATGGGGGGTATGACCCCCTGTCGATGCGTCCAGGCCGTGCGACTGTACCCGCCTCTCGCTACGCGCAGGTTTCCAAGTCGATCTGAGGCCCGTTTGAGGCCCCTGGGAGGCTCGTGGAGCGCCGAACCGGGCTTGCTAAGGGTGAATACATGGCTGGCGGCTCCTGGAGGCTCCTGGAGGCTCTGAGATCGTTTCGGTCGTTGTCGATGCGGCTGCGCCAGGTACGGTCAGCCGGTGACACGCTATCGGAAGTCCCGCGCCGGCTGGGCGGAGATCCCCGAGGTGTGCCCCGCCGGCCACCGCGACCCCGACGGCAACCCGCTCACGACTCCGGCGTGGGGCGCCTGCCCGCGCTGCGGTGCGATGGGTCGCCAGTGGCGCTGCCAGGAGCCCAACTGCGGCCGGCGCGTGCAGCACGAGCACGCCTGCTCCAGCTAAGTTCCTGTTAGGTTGCTCACAATCGCTTGCGAACTCGCTAGTTTGCATCCTCTTACAAGTAGAGGGGTTAGAGAGGGGTTACTGAGTAACCCAGTTACTGAGTAACCGCGTTGGCTAGTAGGTAGTTCATAGTTGTGCTCCGGGTTAGCGATAGATCCTGAACATCTATCACTGAAACGCTACCGGAGTTTGCCTTCTCCTGAAAGCTACAGAGCTTACGCCCCCTAAAGGGGCGTAGAGAGAGAGCCTGTAGTGAGTTGGAGCAATTCAGTTAGAAGATCTGAGTTACCGAGTAACTGGGACCAGATCCGGAAAGAAGTTCTCGAAGACGAGGACTACTCCTGCCGCCGGTGTGGCGCTTACGCCAACCAGGTCGACCACATCGGGGATCGGTTCGATCATTCCCGAGACAACCTCCAGGCGCTTTGCGCCAGGTGCCACGGCAAGAAGACGGCGCGGGAGGGGAAGATGGCTCGCTACCGGCTGGCGCCGATCCGCGGCAAGCGATTCGAGCCGCACCCTGGAATGAAACCGTAGGCGAGCTGCCCCGTCGCTACCCGGCGCGGTTCGCCGAGCTGGCGCTGCACGCCCATCTCACGGAGCTGTGCGCCCGGCCGGGGCGCTCCTGGCGTTCCTCTCCGCCGGAGAGCGCCCCCACGACTTTCGGGAGGCCCTGTGATGGATGCGCTGAAGCGCCTTCTGCCGCTACGAGCGGTCCTGAAGGTTGGCCCGCTGCATTTCGAGGCCGCCCTGTTCGACATGGACGACGAGACCGAGGACGAGATGGTCTCGAACACGACTACGCAGATCGGATTCGCCTTGCCGGAGAGGGTCGACGAGGTGAATCCGTCGCTCGACCCCCTGGAGGACGACGATGCCACCCCGGAAGACCGCCGCAAGCGCCCGTAAGCCGGCCGCGACCAGCTCTCCGCTTGCCTCCGGTGCCGCTGTGCGGCTCGCGGACGGCGGCGAGGCCGTGCTCGTGGGCCACGAGGGCGGTTTCGCGCTGCTGCGGGTCGGTACGACCCACCGAAGCCCGGTCCGGGCGCCCCTGGAGGGCCTGGAGCCGGTCGACGAGGGCTCCGAGACGGAGCGCCACGCCAAGTTCCGCGCCGACGCTCTGCGCCGGGGCGAGATCGGCTCGTAGTGGGCAGCCGCGGACCTGTTCCGAACCGTTCCGACGACCTGAGTCGTGACCGGGACGCGAATCGGGGCGACAGGGCGCCCATCACGAAGGGCAAGAGCCGGCCGGCGACCGTTCCGGACCCCGATGAGGGCTGGCACCCGATCGCCCGGCTGCTCTGGAACGCCACTTTGGAGTCTGGGCAGGCGGACTTCTACGAGAGCAGCGACTACGCGTTCTTGTACTCGATCTGCGACGACGTTTCGTACTACAAGCGGCAAGGCAAGCGCTCCGGTCAGATGCTCGCGAGCATTTACAGCGCGATGGAGAACCTTCTGGTCACCGAGGGCGCGCGGCGCCGCGTCCGGGTCGAGCTGCAAGACGAAGAAGAGGCCGAGGACGACGCCGTCGTGACCCAGATGGACGACTACAAGCGCTCACTCGGGCTCGTGGTTTAGCGCGCCGCAGAGGGGGTGGGAATGGCTACTGCCACCCTCTCCGCCGAGGAAATCGACGCGCTGGAGCCGTACTACTTCGGGCTGACCTGGAAGCACAAGGCCGGTTGCTTCGGCCGGCTGGAAGACCACCCGGGCTGTGAGTGGGAGCTGCCTGAGCTGACGCTCGGGTGGCAGATCGTCGCGTGGTGTACCAAGTACCTCAACGGGCTCGACGGTGGGCACTGGACGTTCACTCCGGAGCAGTTGCGCTGGATTCTCTGGTGGTACGCGGTCGACCAGGATGGCGAGTTCGTCTACCGGACCGGGGTTTTTCAGCGGCTCAAGGGTCACGGCAAGGACCCGCTCGCCGCGGTGATGTGCCTGATCGAGTTCGTGGGGCCGTCGCGGTTCTCGCACTTCGACGCCGAGGGCGTGCCGGTCGGCAAGGCCAACCGTCGCTCGTGGGTTCAGATCGCGGCCGTCAGCCGCGACCAGACGAAGAACACGATGACGCTGTTCCCGTCGCTGATGAGCGATCTGCTCATTCAGACCTACGGCATCAAGGCTGGCGCCGAGATTATTCGGGCGCATCGGGGCAGATGCCGAATAGAGGCGGTTACATCAAATTACCGCAGCCTCGAAGGTGGTCGCAGTTCCTTTGTGATCATGAATGAAACGCACCACTGGGTGCGCGGTAATTCCGGCGACAAGATGTACGAAACGATCGACGGTAACGCGACGAAGATGAATTGTCGCTACCTGGCGATCACGAATGCTTACCTTCCCGGCGAGGATTCCGTCGCGGAGAAGATGCGGTTCGCCTGGGAGCTGATCCAGGAGGGTCGCGCCGAGGACATCGGCTTTCTCTACGACTCGATCGAGGCGCACGAGAAGACGCCGCTGACGCCGGACGCGCTGCGCATCGTCATTCCGAAGATTCGGGGCGACGCGACGTGGCTGCGGGTCGACGCGATCATCAAGTCGGTCCAGAACACCTCGATCACCGCGGCTCGCAGCCGGCGCATGTGGCTCAACATGATCGTCGCCGACGAGGAGGCCCTGTACGGGCCGGACCAGCTCCGGGCGATCGTCCGCGACGGCGCGACGCTGACCCCTGGCGACGAGATCGTGCTCGGATTCGACGGTGGCCGGTACGAGGACTCGACGGCCCTGGTGGCGATCCGCCTGAAGGATCGCGTGAGCTTCTTGCTCGGCCTGTGGGAACAGCCGCACACCTGGGACACGGAGAAGCGCGGTCGCTGGCAGGTCGACGCCCAGGCGGTCGACAGCACGGTGCGGTCGACGTTCTCGAAGTTCAAGGTCAAGGCGTTCTTCGCCGACGTGAACTTGTGGGAGTCCTACATCACGGACTGGACGAACGATCTGGGCTCCGGTCTTGCGGTGAAGGCTCGCCAGGACGCTGCGATTGCGTTCGACATGCGCAACCGGCAGCAGGAGACGACGCGGGCGCATGAGCGCCTTATCTCGTCGATCGTCGAGGGCAAGGTGTTCTTCGACGGCGACCTGTCGCTGCGCCGGCACACCATGAATGCTCGCCGTTTCGTCAACAACTTCGGCCAATACTTCCGCAAAGAGTCTCAGGACTCGAATCGGCGCATCGACGCCTATGCGGCTTGGATGCTCGCGCACGAGGCGCTGCATCGCTGTCTGACCAATCCCAAGCAGGAGCGAACCGGCTCCGGTGATGGCTGGTTCCTGTGAGGAGGTGTCCGTGACGCAGCCTGTGGACACGAGCGCCAAGGCCCTTGCCCAGCTCTTGCTGGGCATCATCAACGAGGACCGCGAGCGGTTCGACATCATCGACCGCTACGTGTCCGGCGACCACGACGACCCGTACATGCCTCCGGGTGCTGACGCGGAGTACAAGCTGCTCGCGAAGCGTGCGGTGACCAACCTGATTCCGCTGCTGATCGGCACGCCGGCTCAGGCCCTTTTCGTCGACTCCTTCCGGCGGGGCAACCAGAACAGCTCGGACGACGACCAGCGGTCGCTGCCCGAGTGGGAGCACTGGCAGGCCAGCCGGCTCGACGCGCGGCAGGGTCCGATCTACCACGGCGCCCTGAAGTACGGGCATTCGTTCACGTTGACCGAGAAGGACATCAAGGGGCGGGTGCTCACCAAGGGGCTGAGCGCGTACAACACCGCCGCTGTCTACGTCGACCCGGCCAACGACATCGACCCGTTCGCGGCGCTGACGATCGTGCGTCCTGCGGAGCCGAAGGCCAAGGAGCCCGCGGCTCGCCGGGGTGTTGCCCGACTGTGGGACGGCAAGTTCGAGTATCGGGTGACGTTCGCGTCGCCGACGGATCTCGAATCCGTCCGGGTGGAGAAGGGCGTCGCGCACGGCCTGGACGAGTGTCCGGTGACGCGGTTCGCCGCGAGCGTGGATCTGGAGGGTCGGACGGTCGGCGTCGTCGAGCCGAATAAGGGCCTGCCCGGCGTCCAGGCCGCCCTCGGGAAGTACGCCTTCGAGATCAAGTCGTACGCGGACGCGTACCTGATCGAGGCCCGCGACCACTCCGAGGCCATCGGCCGGCGCGTCGACTGGGACGCCTTCACCGCCGTCCTGAAGTGGCGCGGCGGCTGGGACGTCGTGCTCAACGACGAGCTGGGCGACGGAGCCGCCGGAAACATCGAGTGGGGCCGCAAGGTCGAGTTCTACGACGACGAGACCGGCCTGCCGATGGGCGCGATGGAGGGTCTTCACCTCCTGGAGCGCGCCGTGCAGGTCGTGGCCGTCCGGCACCGCTCCGAGCTGAGGGGGCGGTGATGGCCAACCTCCCACCGCTGACCGCCGCGCTCGCCGAGCGAGTCCCGATCGAGGACTTCATGCTCGCCGCGCTGCGCGAATCCCTGCCCGACATCGAAGTGGTCACGCAGATCCGCAAGAACCAGACCTTCCCGGTCGTGCTCGTGCGCCGGCTGCCGACCTTCTACTTCTTCGAGGGCGACGAACGGTTCCTGGAGCAGGCCGACGTCGCCGTCCACGCCTTCGCCTCCGACCCCGACGGGGACCGGGACGCGGCGATCATCTCGGACGCCGTGCGGGTGGCCTTGCGCGACGCATGGCTCAACGGCTGGGGCAACGCCGACATCGGCTGGCTCCGCGGCTTCCAAACCCTGTCGCCCGCGCGCCGGCAACCGGACTGGGCGACCGCTTCCGGCCCCGTGCAGTACGCGGACCTCCCGTCGAACACCTGGCGCTACGAGGGCCGCTACCGGCTGACCGTCCGCAAGCCCACGAACCACCCGTACCCCCTCTAAGGAGACGGCCTGAATGGCTAAGAACGACAACGCGACCCTGGTGGTGGGGTCGGGCAACTTCTTCACGGCGCCCTCGGGTACGCCGATGCCCACCTCCCTGTCCGAGGTCCCCGACGCCCCGTGGGAGGCGGTCGGCCACACCTCGCTGGAGGACATCTTCTCCTTCAGCTCCGAGGGCGGCGACGCGACCACCCTGGGCACCCTTCAGTCCAAGTCGCTTCGGACGACCTACGCGCCGCGTACCGAGTCCTTCGCGCTGACGGTCAACCAGTTCGACCGCAAGTCGCTGCGGCTGTACTACGGCGCGAACGCTCCCCTGCTGCCGGATGGCACGCTGGGCATCCCGCAGTCGCCGCAGCCCACCGAGTGCGCGTTCCTCGCGATCTTCGTGGACGGCTCCAACAACTTCGGCCTCTACACGCCGCGCTCCGAGATCTTCCGGGGTGACGACGTGGCCGTGGCCGACGCGGAGTCGCTGGTCGGCCTGCCGCTGACCATCAAGCCGCTGATCTACTCGACGAACGAGTGGACCTACGCCATCACGCCGCTCGGCGGTGTCCTGGCGACCGGCGCGACCGCAGGCACCCCCGGCATCTACACCCCGGAGGGCGCGGACCTGCCGGCCTCGATCGCGGCGATGACCGGCGTGGTCACCGCGTCCCCGACGACCGCGTGGACCACGGGCCAGTACGTCCTGCTCGACGACGGCACGCAGGTCCGGTGGACCGGCTCCGCCTGGGCTGCCGGCGCGGCCTGACCGCACTTGCTAAGTAAGACAACCCCTGGCCCGGCTGTGTGGCGGACCCGGCCGGGTCAGGGGGTTCCACCCCACACGAGTCCGCCGCCTGAGACTTTGGAGGTCCGCCACCCATGAAGCTCGATGACATCCGCGCCGCAGCCGAGGCCAAGTACGGCTCCCTCGACATCGAGGTAGGAGACAAGACTGTCCGGCTGCTCAACGCGCTGCGCCTGCCGAAGGCCAAGCGCGACCAGATCGCGGCGCTCCAGGACAGCCTGAAGGCCGAGGGCGCCGACCAGGAGGAGATCATGCGCGAGCTGATCCGCGTGGCGGCCGACACGAAGGCCGGCGGCGACCTGCTGGTGAAGGCGATCGGCGACGACCTGACGGTCATGGCCGAAGTCCTCGCCGAGTACGGGAAGCGCACTCAGGTGGGGGAAGCCTCGGCCTAGCACGGCTCGTCGACGAGTACGGGGACGGGATCTATCCGGACCTGCGGCGCTACTACGACATCGACCTGGTCGACGTCATCGAAGGCCGCGGGCCGAGCCCCGTCCTCGCGCTCGCTGCCGTGCAGGGCCTACCAGACGACAGCCTGACCGCTGCCCTTTCCGCCGGGGGCCGCGAGCACTACGGCTGGGGAGCCACGCGACACCTGCTGGCGAACCTCTACGACGCCGTGAACCTCAACACGCGCGCCTCCGGCAACTGGGGCAAGAAGGCCCCGCCACGTCTGCCGGACTACCCGCGCCCCAAACCCAAGCCCGCTGAGTCTGCCCCGCAGAAGGTGACGGCGCGGCAGGCCATCTTGCGCATGATCGGGAAGGGCTAATGGCGGACGAAACTATCGGCGAAGTCAGGATTCGGGTCAGCCCTGACGGCTCGAAGTTCTACGAGCAGGCCAAGGACGACGCGAAGGACGCGGAGAAGCGCCTCAACGCCCTCGACCTGAGCGTGAAGTTCCAGACCGAGCTGGAGGGCGAGGAGCAGGTCGCGGCGGAGGCCAAGGCCGCACAGGAGGCCGCCCAGAAGGCGGTCGACCCGATCTCGATCAAGGTCAACCTCGACAACGAGACTTCGCTGCTGGGCGCCATCGGCCACCTCCAGAAGGAGCTGATCAAGCTCGGCGAGGTGCAGCTCCCACCGATCGAGCTGAACGAGGACGCGATCAAGGAGTCCATCGAGGCTCTGGAGGGCAACCTCAAGAAGATCTCCAACGTTCAGCTCCGGGTTGACCAAGCCGACCCGGCCAGCCTGAAGCGGGCGATCCAGCAGATCGACGCCGAAATGGCAAAGCTGAAGCCGGTCATTCCGATCCACCTCGACGAGCAGTCGCTGGAGGAGGCCAAGGCCAACCTCCTGTCGAGGCTGGAGGAGGTTAGCCGGCTGGAGCTGAACGTCGACCGGGTCAACGAGGCCAGCCTCAAGGCCGCGATCCGGCAGATCGACGCCGAGATTGCGAAGGTCCGGGCGACGTTCAGGGTCGAGGCCGAGCTGACCGAGGAGTCGCTGCAACGGGAGAAGGCCCGGTTGCAGAACGACCTCGCCAACGCGGTCCACGTCCGGACAGCTCTGGACGAGAAGACGTTCGCGGAGACGATCGCGGAGGCTCGCCGCCGCCTTCGGGCGGACGACCTCACTCTCGGGGTGCTCCTGGACCCCGACAAGGTGGAGCGGGCGGTCAACGAGCTGGCCCTGATGCTCAAGGCCCACGACGATCTGCGCGCCCGCTTCAGTGCCGAGCTGGACCCGTTCGCTCGCGTGAAGATGGCGAAGGACCTCGAAAAGCTCCACGCGGAGATCGCGAAGTTCAACCCGGGCATCCATCTGCCGGTGAAGCCCGAGGTCCCGACGGCGGCGCAGGCGGCGCTGAAGGCGACGCTGGCGTTCCTCACCCGCAAGCGCGACATCACGATCGACCTCGACTTCAAGCGCGCCATCGCCGACGCCGGCACGTTCATCGCGACGCTGTCGACGTTCAAGGCGTTCAACGACAACCTCGCCCAGGCGCGCACGCTGCTGACCGGCATGTTCACCAACCTGCCGAACTTCGCTGCCGCCACGACCGGCATCCTGGCCATGTCCGGCGGCATCGTCAGCCTGACGTCCAACCTGATCGGCCTCGCCGGTTCGCTGGTGCAGCTCCTTCCGCTGATGGCGGCGATCCCTGGGATCGCGATCGGCATCGGGACGATGGCGGTCGCGCTCAAGGACCTGCCGGAGCAACTGCCGGCCATCGTCGCCGGGTTCAAGAACCTTCAGGTCGTGATCAGCGAGGCGTTCTGGTCGGTTGCTCGTGGACCCATCAACGAACTTGCTAAGGAGGCTCTGCCGCTTATCAGCGCCGGCCTCAAGCAGACCAGCACGGAGATCGGCGGGTTCTTCGCGGCCCTGTCGGGCGCCCTGGCCGGCGGCCTCCTGCCCGCACTGCCGGCCATGTTCGCCAACCTGGCCGACTCGATCAACCTGTTCACGCAGTACACCCCGGCCATCGCGAGCATCCTCACGATGTTCGGCCAGCTCGGGTCGGCGCTGCTGCCGCCCCTGGCGGCCCTCATGGGCCAGGTCGTCACGCAGTTCCAGGCGTGGTTCGCCACCACGGTTGCGGGCGACCAGCTCGGCGCGACGATCAACGGCGTCATCGCCGCCCTGTCTGGCGTCTTCGAGATCGTCAAGGGCGCGGCCGGCATCTTCGGTGCGCTGTTCGACGCCGCCAGTGCCGCTGGCGCTTCCACGTTCGGCGGCCTTGGCCTCGCGCTCCAGGGGATCGCGGACACCCTGCGGATGCTTCAGCCGCAGCTCACCGCGTTCTTCGCGGCAGCGCACGGCATGTTCACGGCGTTCCTGAGCCAGGCGGAGGGCGGCTTCCAGCAGGCGTTCACCGGCATCACGGCGATCCTGTCGGCCACCCTGCCGACCATCGGCAGCGTCCTCGGCCAGGTCGTCGGCGCTCTGGGCGGGCTGCTGAACGACCCGGCCGTCATCCAGGGCTTCACGGCGTTCATCTCCGGCGTCGCGGCGGGCATCACCGCCCTGCTGCCGGCGTTCCAGCCGATCGCCAACCTGCTCGGCGCCCTCGGCCCGACCCTGGGACTGCTGGCCACGCAGATCGGCCAGACGTTCTCCGCGCTCGCACCGTCGTTCGGCGGCATCCTCCAGGCGATCATGCCGCTGATCACTGTGCTCAGCGGTGGGCTTCAGACGGTCCTGGTGGCGCTGTCGCCGGTCATCACGAAGCTCGCGGACGCGATGGCGCAGGCGTTCTCGTCGCCGGCCCTGATGGCGGCGATCAACGCCATCGTCAACGCCCTGATCGCGCTGATGCCGGCACTGTCGCCGGTCATCGACGTCGCGCTGGCGCTGTTCAACGTGCTGGCCGGCGCTCTGGCAACCGTCATGGCGCCGCTCGCGGGTCTGTTCACGCAGCTCGTGCCGCTGTTCCCGATGCTGGCCACGGCCTTCACGAGCATCTTCGCCGCGCTGGCACCGCTGATCCCGGTGTTCGTCGAGCTGCTGGTGTCCATCCTGACGCCGCTGATCCCGGTCCTGCTCCAGCTCGTCGAGGCGATCCTGCCGCTGCTCCCGCCCGTGCTGCTGCTGGTCTCCAACTCCCTGTCGGTCGCGATGGCCGTCTTCCAGCTACTCGTCGCGGCCGTCCTCCCGCTGATCGTCTTCAGCCTCGAAATGGTGGCGAACGCCTTCGGCATCGTGGCCGACGTCGTCGCCGCCGTCATGATGCCGGCGCTTGAGCTGGTGCAGAAGGGCATCGGGAAGCTCCAGGAGGGCATCGCCGCGTTCGCCTCCTGGTGGGAGGGCATCTGGAACAAGGTCTCCGACTTCTTCAAGGGCATCTGGGAAGGGGTCATCAACTGGGTCCTGGATTTCCTGGGCATCCACTCCCCGTCTCGGGTGTTCCTCGACATCGCGAACAACCTGATCGCCGGCCTCATGAACGGCCTGACCGCCGGCTGGGGCAAGGTCACCGGGTTCTTCTCGAACGCGATGACGTGGATCAAGGACACCACGCTCAACGCCATCCTCGCCGTCGTCGACTTCTACGCCGGCCTCTGGGGCAGGGTGACCGGCGCGATCGGTGACCTGGCCGGCAAGGTGCGCTCGTTCTTCGGGGCCGCCTGGAGCAAGATCCAGGACTCCCTGACGTCGCAGTGGACCACCACGAGCGCGTGGCTCGTCGGCCTCGGCTCCCGAGTGCTCTCCGCGATCGGCAACCTCGGCAACCTCCTGGTCGGCATCGGCCGGTCGATCATCAACGGCCTGTGGGACGGCCTCAAGGCGGCATGGGATGACGTCGCCGGCTGGCTCAGCGGCATCGGCGACAAGATCCGGAACCTCAAGGGTCCGGAGGACTACGACGCCGTGCTCCTGGTCCACGCGGGCGAGCTGATCATCCAGGGCCTCCTGGAGGGCATGGAGTCGCAGTACGACGCCGTGCGCAAGTCCCTGTCCGGTTTCACAAATGAAATCGGCGGCACCCGCTTCGGTTCGCCGGGCGTCGTGCTCGGCGTCAACCCCGGGCTGTACTCCGGCGACGGCGCGCAGGCCGGCAACACCCTCATCTATCACGCAGCCCCGGGCAGCTCGCTCGGCGCTGAAGAAGACCTGTTCGGCGCGATCGGTCGCGCTCGCGCTTTCGGGTGGTGATAAGTGCCCTACCTTCGCATGGAGACCGCAGACGACTCGCTCGATCTCAACGGCGTCTCCCTCACTGGCTACGGCGTGGAGGCCCTGTCCGGCGTGACCGGGCTGGACCTCCCGCCCGTGGCGGTGAACTGGATCGAGGGCGCCGGAGACGGCGCCACCTACCGCGGCGAACGCATCCAGCCGCGCGACATCGACATCCCGCTGTACGTACGCGCCCCTGACCGGGGCCAACTGAAGGTCACGCTGGCCCGACTCAGCAAGATCCTCACCCGCGAGATCCAGCTCTGGTGGGTCGAGGACGACGGCGACCAGTGGGGCGTCACCTGCCACCGCGTCGGCGGCGGCCGGTACGCCTACGGCAAGGACACCGTCGGCGAGACCGAGCTTCGGACGATCGTTACCCTGCGGGCCGGCAAGCCGTACTGGCAGGCCCGCTACCCGATGCGTCGGGTCATCGTCTCGGCGAACGCCGGGCGGGGCCTGCTCAAGGGCACCACCTCGCTGTCGATGCTGCGCCTGTCCGGCAGCAGCGCCGACGGGTCGATCCTGTTCGAGAATCCCGGCGACGCCAAGGCGTACCCGATCTGGACGGTCGAAGGACCGATCGCGGGCGACTCAACCCACCAGGCCCTCCAGGTCGTCTCGCCGACCGGCGAGCAGTGGATCTGGGACGGCGTGCTCGCCCAGGGCGACACGCTCACCGTCGACACCGCGCGCGCCCTCGTCACCGACCAGAACGGCGTCAACCGCTACGAGGACCTGCTGCCGGCGCCGAGGCTCTGGCCGATCCCGTCGGGCCAGTCCCGGGCAACTGTCGTGGCCTTCGGCACCTCGGGCACCAGCAGGATCACGGCGACGTGGTACCCCCGGAAGTGGGCGGTGATCTGACGTGGACATCACCCACCTGACCGTCGAGGTCCGCGACAAGGACCTCAACCGCATCGGCCAGATTCCGCTGGAGGACCTGACCCTCACGATCGAGGACCAGTTCCGCAACGTCGGCTCCTGGACGGTCAGCTTGCCCAGCGAGAGCCCGCTCGCCGCCGTTCTGCGCCAGCCCGGTTCGGGCATCATCGTGACGCTGGAGAACGGCGACGTCCTGATGTCCGGGCCGGCGATCAAGCCCGAGGACGCGGCCACCTCCACGGACCCGAACGGGACGCTGACGGTCAATGGCCTCACCGACGACGTGCTCATGGCCGACCGGCTGGCGTTCCCCAACCCGGCCAACCTCGACCCGGCCAACCAGCCGCAGACGCACGACGTCCGCACGGGCATCGCCGAAGACCTGATGTTCGCCTACGTCAACGCCAACATCGGCCCCGCAGCGCCGACCAGCTCGGACCCGAACCTCGGCTCGCGACGCGATCCGCGGCTCCAGCTCGGCGTGAACAGCCACCGCGGCCCCGTGGTCACCAAGCGCGCTCGCTTCGATGTCCTGGGCAGCCTTCTTCGCGACCTGGCGGTCACCGCCGACATCGGGTTCAAGGTGTTGCAGGTCGGCAAGAAGCTGGAGTTCCGCACCTTCGGCGTCACCGACCGGACCAAGAGCATCCGGCTCGACATCCGCAACAACATGCTCGCCGGCCACAAGGTCGCCACCGCTCCCCCGTCCATCACCCGCGCGATCGTCGCCGGCCAGGACGTCGAGCGCAACGAGGGCGCCACCGACGAGGAGTGGCTGACCGAGCGGCAGTTCGTCGCCGTCAGCAGCCCGGAGTCCCGGGCCGGCGAAGCCGCCTGGGGCCGGCGCGTCGAGGTGTTCGTCGACCGGCGGCAGCAGGACGGCAACGACGAGCTGATCCAGGCCGGGCAAGAAGCCCTCCAGGCCGGCGGGTTCGCGCAGGTCGCCGTGCAGGTCGTGCCGATGGAGGACTTCTACTCCACCTTCGGCGTCGACTGGCACCTCGGCGACCACATCACCGTCGTCGTCCAGGGCGTCGAGATGCAGGCCATCATCACCGGCTACGTGCTGACCTACGACAGCAACGGCTTCCGCATGGGCGTCACCCTCGGCGACCCGGCAGCAGTCGACCGCAGCCCGGCGGCGAAGGTGCAAGCCCTCGACTCCCGGGTGTCGAGCCTGGAACGCAGCAGCGTGACGCCTGCGGCGGTCACGGCGGCCAGCCAGAAGGCCGACGACGACATCGCCTCGCTCGACGGCCGGCTCGACGCCCTCGAATACGCGCGGGCGATACCCACGCCGTTCCCCGAGACGGAACGAGTGCAGTCCTACCCAAAGGGCGCCTCGCTCATGGCGGTGCAGGACAACCTGTGGAGCCCCGCAACGCTGGGCACGGTGGCGACCTTCCACCACAACGAGTACCGCTCCTTCCAACTGTTCAACGACATCAACCACCGGCTCTGGACGCGCCGCTACCACGACGCATCGGGCGGCTGGGGTAGCTGGGACGCGATTCCGGTCGACGAGGTCGTGTTCGCCGGACCGCTCAGCGCAGGCCAGTGGTACCGCATCGCCAGCTTCCCCGCCGACGCCTCCAACGCGAAGGCCAGCGCGGAGTTCGTGCTCAGCTCGGACGTGGCTCACAGCTTCATCCGGCTACGCGCGTCGGTGGCGTTCAACGCCCCCCGAGCGACCCTGTCGGTGGAGGAGTGCAGCGGCTTCGATACGACGCCGCTGTTCACGCTGGCCCGCATCGTCGGCCTCAACGGGCAGGCCGGCGGGCACGCCCTGGAGGTCTTCTGTACGGGGATGCCGGCGCAGGGGTCGGTTCGGATGCAGGTCAAGCACGACGACTGGAAGGGCGCCAACGGCGCCAAGTTCGCCCAACGCTGGAGCAACCTCCAATTCCTCCCCGTCTCCGCGACCCCGGGTTCCCCGCAGACCGTGCTGATGCAGCGCGGCATCTGGTGGACGGGCGACTGGACAGTGCCGACCCTGCTCAACAACTGGGCCAACCTCGGCTCCGACTACGGAACCGCCGCCTTCCGGATGCGGCCCGGCGGAGTTGTCGAGCTGGCCGGCGTCGTCAGGCTGGCCAGCGGCGCGATCGACACAAGCGGCAACACCCCCTCATTCCTGCTGCCGGTGGGCTGCCGGCCCGCCATGCGCAAGATCTTCCCGTCGCTGAACGGGTCCAACGTTGCCGCCCGGGTCGACGTCTACCCAGACGGCAAGGTCTCCGTGGTCGTCGGCACGCCTGGTTCCGAGACGTTCGACGGCATCACTTTCCTCGCCGAGAAATGACACCCCTGGAGGTACGGCATTGACCCTCATTAGCCCCTGGGTTCAGAGCTGGATGCTCGACACCGACACCAACGAGATGCTGTTCGAGGGCTACGAGGCCAACCCCGACAGCCCGATGGACGCGATGAACCGAATCGTCGTCCGCTGGCCCGTGAACAGCATCGTCCGCGCCCCGCTGAGCGAGCCGCCGCCGGTCGAATCGCGCTCCCCCGAGGAGCCGGAGCCCGAGCCCACCGCCTGACCCCCTCCACTGAAGCCCCCTGATCCAGCACGGGTCGGGGGGCTTTCTCACGCGCAGGAGTAGCCAGTGGCTATCACCGCCTTCCCCTTCGACACTCAGGACACCTCGGAGTCGGACTACTCGCGCCTGATGGGCGAGGCCGTTGATGACGGCATCGTCGGCTCCCAGGGCAGCACCGGCTTCCAGGTCTCCGCAGGCTCCGGCATGACGGTCGTAGCCGCGGCCGGCACGGCGACGCTGCGTGGCTTCATGGGCTTCAGCACGATCACCGAAGGCCCCGTGACCGTCGCCAACGGCGACGCCAGCTACCTCCGGATCGACCTGGCCATCCTGCGGCTCGACCGCGCCAACAACAACATGATCTTCACGGTCAAGCAGGGCACCGCGTCCGCGACGCCGGCACCGCCGACGCTGACACAGACCGACACCGGCATCCACGAGATCGCCCTGGCCCGCCTGGACATCCCGGCCGGCGCGGGCGCGATGCAGGCCGGCTACATCACCGACCTACGGCAGTTCCTCGGCTCCACCACCGGAACGTGGACCACGGCAGGCCGCCCGGCCAACCCTCGCAAGGGCAAGCTCGGGCTCAACGTCACGCGCGGCATGTGGGAGTACCACAACGGGTCGCAGTGGGTCGACCTGATCCCGTCGACCGTCACCAACGCGACCAAGTGGAACAACTACGGCTTGATCGTGCAGGCGCCGCAGCCGACGCCGCAGCCCAACACCATCTGGATTCAGCCGATCTAAGGAGGTGGCCCGTGGCGACCTCCGGCACCGTGCGCCCGAAGTCCAACGGCATCTATGTGACCTGGTCTCTGGCCAGTCAGAGCGTTGCGAACAACACCTCGACCGTCAACGTCACCTTCGGCTGGGGCTTCCACTCCAGCCCGCTTGACCGGCAGCTCGACAACGGCACCTGCCAGGTCAACGGCGTGACGGTCTACCAGAACACCGGGCGGATCAAGAACTACACCGGGGACCTGCGCGACCGCGACCACGCGGTGTGGTCCGGCACCCGCACGATCTCCCACGACAGCGCCGGCAACGCGAACATCAGCCTCTACGGCATCATGACCGGCTACGAGGGCGACCGCGTCTCGGGCAGTGACACCTGGGCGCTGCCGCAGATCCCACGGCTCGCCAGCTCCCCCGGCACCCCGTCGGTCAGCGGCCACACCGACTCGGACCCGACCACCGCGACGATCTCCTGGTCCACGCCGAGCAACGTCGGCGCCGGCCTGGAGCGGCGGCAGCTCCTCGTCGCCGACAGGTCCGACTTCTACAACCTCAACGGCCCGTACGTCATCAACGACATATCGACCTGGGGCACCAGCTACAGCGCGACCGGGCTGCCGAAGGGCAAGACGCTGTACGCGATGGTCCGGGCCATCAACGACGCTGGCTACGGCCCGTGGTCCGGGACGGCCACCTTCACCGTCGGGACGACCGCCCCGAGCGCGCCCGGCACCCCCGCAGCGTCCGGTATCACCGGCAGCTCCATGACGATCTCGTGGGGCGCGCCGGGTGACAACGGCGGCGCCAGCATCAGCGGCTACGAGCTTCAGCGGGCCGACGACCCGTCCTTCGCGACCGGCCTGGTAACAACGTCCCTTCCCAGCGGCAGTACGTCGCTCCAGGTGACCGGCCTCAAGCACACCTGGCGGTACCACTACCGCGTCCGCGCGACCAACACGGCCGGCAAGACGAGCGGCTGGTCGGGGTCGGCCTCGTTCGAGACCACGGCGACCGCGCCGACCGCGCCGGCCGCACCCGTTGTGACGGACCGCATGGCGACGGGCCTCGGGGTCTTGTGGGGCGCCCCCGCAGACAACGGCGGCGCAACCGTCACCGGCTACGACGTGCAGTGGTCGACGTCGTCGAGCTTCAGCTCGGCGTCCACCATCAGCACCACGTCGCCGCTCAACCAGGTGCTCAGGAGCTTCGACGCGCTGAGCGACTGGTTCACCAACTCCACCGAGGGCGCCGTCACCGCGTCGACCGCCCAGTCACACGGTGATGGCTCCTCGATCCTGCTCACCCCGGACGGGGTGGGGACGCAGGCTGCGGCCCGCAGCATCGCGGTCATGGCCGTCTCGCCCGGCGATCCGCTGCGCGGGTCGGCGTGGGTGCGATGCTCGGTCGCCCGCAGCGTCAGGCTCCGCATCGACTGGCGCGACTCCTCCGGCGTGTTTCTCAGCACCTCCGGCGTGAACGTTGACGTGCCCGCGAACACCTGGACCTATCTCGAAATCGACCTCACCGCCCCGGCGGGCGCGGCAGGGGCCGGCGTCACGGTCATGATGCTGAGCACCCCGCCCAGCTCCCACCTGCTGTGGATCGACGAGGCCCGCCTGTACGGCGTGCGGGCCATCGACGGGCTCAGCCCGAGCACCGACTACTACGTGCGGGTGCGCGCCAAGAACGCCGTTGGCGCCGGCGCCTGGAGTAGCGCGCTCGCGGCGCGCACCACCTCTGGCCTGCGCGTATCTGATGCCGCAGGCACCGTCTGGCGCGAGGCTGACGTGTGGGTCGCGGTGCCCGTTCCCGGCGGCTACGAATGGCGCCGCTGCCAAGTGCAAGCGTTCTAGGAGTCGCATGGACCCGATCGTTCAGGCCGCCCTCATCTCCGGCGGCTTCGGCCTGGCGACCATCGCGGTGTCGCAGGTGATGCAGCGCCGGCACGGCCGCCACCTCAACCAGATCCGCGACCAGGTGCAGAACAGCCACGAGACGAACCTGCGCGACGACGTCGATCGCGTGCTGGCTGGCGTCCAGACCCTCGTCGAGGGGCAGCGCCAGCACAGCCGGGAGATCGCCGGCCTGCGCGAAGACCTGCGCGTCGAGCGCCAGGAGCGCGCCGCAGGTGACGCCCGGCTTGATGACCACCTCCGCACCCAGCGCCCGACTTGCTAAGGAGTCTTGAGTGAGCACTTCCCAGAACGGCTGGAACGCCGGCCCGAAGACCGAGATCCACATCGTGTCCCCGAAGGTCCCCGGGACCAACGTCGACTTCCCGCAGGGCGTCCTGGCCGGCGACGTCGAGACCGTCCTGATGTACGTCGCCGCGGAGTTCCACCGCACCGTGGAGCCGCTGGTAGACGGGCACTGCTGGGGCTACTTCTACAAGAACATCGAGGGCTCGAACGAGCTGTCGAACCACGCGTCGGGAACAGCCATCGACCTGAACGCGCCGGCTCACCCGATGGGCAAGGCGAACACGTTCAGCGCCGCGAAGGTCGCCGCGATCCGCAAGATCCTCGCCTTCCTGGAGGGCGTCGTCCGCTGGGGCGGCGACTACTCGGGGCGCAAGGACGACATGCACTTCGAGATCAACAAGGGCGCGGCCGAGGTCGCTCGCATCGCCGCGAAGATCCGCGCCCTGGGCGGCAAGCCCGCCCCGGCCCCGAAGCCGCCGGCTGCGCCGAAGCCGCCGCAGCTCGCCTTGGACGGCAAGCTCGGTCCGGCCACCATCCGGCGCTGGCAGCAGGTGATGGGCACGCCGGTCGACGGCAAGATCAGTGAGGTCTCCTCGCTGGTCAAGGCGGTGCAGCGCCACCTGAACAGCAAGATCAAGGCGGGCCTGGCCGTGGACGGCAAGGGCATCCGCCAGGACAACCACGTCTACCAGACCGTCCGCGCGCTCCAGCGCTACCTGGGCACCCCGCAGGACGGGCGCATGTCCGTCCCGGTCAGCGACGTCGTCAAGGCCATCCAGCGCCGCCTCAACAGCGGCAAGTTCTGACAGAGGAGATCCGTGAGCACCGACCTCGACGCGCGTAAGCGCATCCGCACCGCTTTCCAGGCGTTCGTCTCGGCGTGCGCCGTCCTGCTGGTCGTCCTGCCGATCGTCATGATCGAGATGGACGGCGTCCTGCCCGACAAGATGTACGCCTACCTCGGCGCCGCGGTCGCGGCCATCACCGCGGTCGCCTCCCTGGTGACCCGGCTGATGACCGTGCCGGCCGTGAAGGACTTCATCGACCGCTTCGCGCCGTGGCTGGCGGCGGAGCCGCAGTCGTCCGAGGACACGGACGCCTGATCTAGCCCGGATAGTGCCCCCGGCTGCCCCTGTGGCGGCTGGGGGCCTATTTCTGCGCCTTGGCGGCTTCGACCTCGTCCATGCTCACGACCCGACCCGGGGGCCTGCCACGCCGGGGCGCCGGGCTCGGGGCGACAATGGCTGCCAGCTCGGCCCCGTGGTCGTCGCAGCGGTCCGTCTGCCCTTTCCTGCCGTTCGCCCTGACTTCGTAGGTCGTTACTGGCAAGTTGGGATTTTGGCAGACGTCACAGACAGTAATTTCCTTCTTCACACTTGCTATCCTGTCTATATAGCGCCTAACATCACACCAGTGTCCGATTCTAGGAGGTAGGTGCGCGTGGTTGCCAGCAAGCTCGTGAACCGCGATGAGTTCAAGCGCTGGTACGAGGAGGGCAAGTCCTACACCTGGATCGTCGAGGAGTACGCGCGCAAGTACAACCTCGAAATCAGCCTCGGCACGATCTCCAACTGGCGCCACCAGCTCGGGCTGCCGAAGCGCGCCGTACGCGATGCCTCGCTCGTCCCCTGGGCGGTGGAACGCCAGCACCGCTACAACCACATCTTGCAGATGCTGCGCACCGAGGCCCGACGTCGAGCCGGCGAGGCGATCCCGCCGGGCCGGGCGAAGAAGCTGGAGTCCTGGCTGCGCAACCTCGGGGAGCAGGACGCCGTCGTTCACTACGACCCGGACACCGAGCAGGGCTGGTGGCTGGTCCCGCGCCGGCCCGGCGTCGACACAGACATCATCCGCGAGCCGGAGCGAAAGACCCGGCTACGCGGCGCACGCGACTGACCGAATGCGGAGAAGCCCCCGGCTGATGCCGGGGGCATTTCCGTGTCTCAGGCTGCGTGCGCCAGCCCTCCGTGCTTGGCCATCAGGGCGACTACCTCGCCGAAGATCGGCGGAGCCGGCGGGTTGGCCACCTCATCGAACACCGGGGTCGCCTCGTCGACCGGGACCGTGACCGGGTCGTTCAGCGGGTCTGACGCGGTCGGTGGCGCATCCACCACGGGCTGCTCCGTGGCCGGGGGCTCCTGGTCGACCGGCTGCTCCGTGGTCGGCGGCTCGGCCGGCGGGCAGTTCTCCGGGTCGCCCTCGGGAACTTCGCCCTCCGGCAACCAGGTCACCGGCTCGCCATTGGGGACCTCGCCGGTCGGGTCGGTCGTGACCGGCGGGGGCGCAGGCAGCTCCGTGCTCGGCTGAGTGACCGGCGGGGTCGTCGGGGTTGTCGGCTGGGTCGTGGGTGGGGTCGTTGGGGCTGCTGGCGGGGTCGTGGGCGGCGTGACCGGCGCGGTGGGCGGAGGGGGCGGTGCCGTTGGCGGGGTCGCCGGAGGCGCAACCGGCGGCGTGGTCGATACGGGCGGCGGCGTGGGGATCACCGGGACTGCCGGCATGATGACCGGCTCCGGCTCCAGGGCCACCGTCGCGCTCGCGTCTCCGACGATGATCCGCACGGCCTCCTGGAGGATGACGTCGCCGACGGTCTTCGGGTGAGGGATGAGCCTTAGCGGCTTGCGCGGGTCGGGCAGCAGTTTCATCGCCACCGCGGCCTCGGTCATGTCGGCCGGTAGGACGGTGTCGTTGTCCAGTCCGTGCGCCCAGCGACGCAGGCGCGTCTCGTCGGTGCCGTAGAGCACCCACCGCTCGCCCATGATGAGGTTCTGGAAGGTGTCTGGGTCGGCTTCGTGGATGGCCCTCCAGCTCTCGACGCCCATCGCGGAGGCGAACACCTTCATCACGTTGCGCTGGGGCTTGCCGTTGTCCGGAGCCTCGTAGTTGAACGTGAAGCTGAGCTGGTCAGGGCCGATCATCGCCTCGACCTGCATCTCGGCCCCGTCTTCGGCTACGCAGGTGGCCACCAGGTCGGCGTCGTCAACACCCGAGCAGTTCATGCCCGAGCCCGTCTGCACAGCCTCGAAGACCGGATTGCTCCACGCCGTAGCGGCGCTGACCGGGGCGACCCCCTGGCCCGTGAGCATCGGGGCGACGACGGCGCCGAGCACGGAGGCGGCGACCAGGGAGCCGGCGCGAACGCCCATCTTCACCGCCCTGTCGGCTGCCGGTCCGCGCCGCTGCCGCTGATAGCGGTGACGGCCCGGCTTCAGGCTGGCCGGCGGTGCGTGCCGGTACTGCATGGCCACGGGCGGTAGCTCGCTCGTCAGCGGTCGAGCGGTAGGGATGACGGCCTCCACCCAGTGCTCGACGGCATCGGGGTGGGCGGCGGGCAGGATGGCCCGGATCGCGTTGACGGCCGTGTCGTGACCGGCCAGTGGATCGACGAGTATGACACCCATGTCTGGCACTGGGACCGCCGTGACCCCGGTGTGCCGCTGGATAACCTTCACGCTGCGTTTCCTTGTTGCGGAGGGGCGGAGATGGAGCGACAGTGCTCCGCACGCACGGCTGATCAAGCATTTTCCCTGGTCAGAGGCGGTGCTGGGATGTTAGGAGGAATTCGGCTGGTGGCGCAATACCTCGGCGGGTGAACGTTGACTGGTCACTCAGGGAGATTGCGCAGGTGGAACTCGACCAGCGCGGCCACGGAGGCGAGCTGTTCGTCGTTGAGCTTCTTGACGTTCGCGATGAGGATGCGGGTCTTGGTGTCGGGCGTTTCGGTCTCGTAGGTGTGGTAGCCGGCGGACTGCTGCGCGGCGTGCATCACCACGCCCTCATCCAGCTCTAGGGCTGCCGCGAGAGCGGTGATCTGCTCGGGCTTCGGCATGGCCGGCTGGTCGGTGGTGGCGAGCTTGTAGACGTACGACTTGGAGAGGTGTTCGCCGCCCCGTTCGGCCATGTCCGCATACGAGTAGCCCGCGCTATGTCGTTCACTGATGAGCCGCGCAAGCTCGTGGTCAGGCAAGACTCCGCCTCCCTGTCGTCGGTCGGGGCGAGCAGACCATAGCGTTTCCCCAGGTCAGCCGTCTACCCGGGGGAACAAGCGTCCACGAACGTGAACACACGAACTCCCGTTCGTCATACGTTCGTTCATACCTGTAGACGGCCGTTCACGGCTGTAGACGGCTCGCCTGCTGATCTCGTAGCGTCAGCCCGCCACCCAAGGTCCACTCGACGACGCGAGGCGAACATGCACGTCACGACCCCTTCCGGTCGCCCTGCGACACCCGTCCCGTTCGGCTGTTACGGTTTCTTAGCAAGTCACCGAGAGGTTGGTGGTGGTGCAGTGAAGGACCCAGTCGCACGCGTCAGCGTCGACCTGGACCACGAGACCGGGGAGGGCTGGTTGTTGATCCATCCCGACGCGGACCCCAGTGAGATCCGGGCGGCCCTGGACGTCGTGGACAGAGCTGGTTGCGAGGAGCTGGACCCCCTGGAGACCGGCGACGAGCCCCAGGAGGACGAGCACGGCCGGTACATGATCCCGGTCGTGCGGAAAGGCGGCTGGTGATGGCTCTGGCCAGACTGGACGCTCACAAGGAGCGGGTGCGCGGGGCCGGCGGCAACCGGGACGTTCCGCGCAACGGCAAGAAGCAACCGCTGATCATCCCGCTCGGCGAGGACGGGCAGCCGGACACGGCGGCCAAGCTGAAGCCGTACACGCGGATGACGACGTACATCGACTGCCTGGACGACAAGACCAACCTCACCAAGTGGGGTAAGCGACTCGTCCTGGTCGGACTTGCTAAGTTGCCAGAGGGCAAGCGGGCCGACCTGGTAGCCGAGATCCTGGAAGCCGACGAGCGGGGCGACAAGAACAAGCTCAACGCCATCGCGGAGCGGATGCACAAGGCGGCCGGCGGCAACGACAAGGCCGACCAGGGCGACTGGCTGCACGAGCTGAGCGAGTACGCCGACAAGGGCGAGGCACTGCCCGCGAAGGCGACCGAGGAGGACCTGGCCGACATCGCCGCGTACAAGCTGGCGACGATCGACCTGGAGGTCAAGGAGATCGAGCACTTCGTGGTGCTCGACGAGCACAAGGTGGGCGGCACGCCGGACCGGATGAGCTGGTACGCCGGCCCGGACCCGGACGGCCTGGAGCCCGCCGGCCACCTGATCACCGACCTGAAGACGGGTCGCGTGGACTACGGCGGCCTGAAGATGGCGATGCAGCTCGCCGGCTACGGGCGGGGCAAGAAGTACGACCCGCAGACCGGGGTCCGTACACCGTGGCCGGACGACCTGAACCTCAACTGGGGCCTCATCATCAACGCGCCGGCTGGCACCGGCACGTGCGAGGTCCTGTGGGTGGATCTGCGGCTCGGCTGGGACGGATTCCTGCTGGCCAAGGACGTCAGGGCCATCCGCAACCGGGGGCGCCGGGCGTTCCGCCCGTACCCGTCTCCCGGAGCATTACTTGCTATGGAAGAGGACGCGGAGGAGGGGGAGGAGTGAGCGAGAGCCGAGAGCTTCCGCTGGCCGGGCAGGTGCTGGCCACCGTCGACTTCCCGGAGTCGGGCTACGGCAACCCGCCGGAGACGGCCTCGGATGTCGACGAGGCCAACCTGATCACGTCGAAGGTCGACCTGGGCTACGACGTGGCCGGTACCTCGATCCACAAGCCCGTGCTCGACATCGACCTGCCAGTCCGGCTCGTAGCGTCGAGCACCCCTGGGCACTTCCACCTGTTCATCGACAAGGCGATGACCTGGGACAAGTACAAGAAGCTGCTGGACGTGCTCGCGGACGTCGGGATCGTCGAGCCCGGCTACGTCAGGGCCAGCAAGCAGCGCGGATTCTCGGCAGCCCGGCTGCCGTGGGTCAAGAAGGAGGATGCGCGTGACTGACAGTCCGTGGCAGGAGGACGGTGCCTTCACCGCCTCGTTCAAGGCCGGCAAGGGCTACGAGGAGCCGTGGCTGGTCGTGCGAGGCAACACCGCCACGGCCCTGCGGGACCGAATCGTCGAGGCGTTCGGCCTGGAGGGTGACTTCACGCTGATCGAGGCCATCCACAACGCCAACCAGCTCTTTCACGCCCTGACCAACGTCGGTCGGGAGCTGGGCGGGCGGGTCATCCGCGGCTCGTCGGCTCAGGAGAAGGCCGCGACCGCCGGCAACGACCCGTGGATCGCGGCGCAGGCCGCCGCCACGGAGGAACAGCCTCCGGCGGACCCCAACAAGAAGCTGCTGGACGAAATCGAAGCTGCAACCACGGTGGACCAGCTCAAGCGGTTCTGGGTCACCAACAACCCGCTCAACGAGGTCGTCGAGGCCGCGTGGCGGGCGAAGGGTAAGTCTCTCCAGGAGGGTGGCAACTGATGGCACTTGCTAAGAAGGACACGATCGGCGGCGACCTCCCCCCGTTCTTCCGGCCGGAGAACCACGCGGCCGACCTGGCGCTGATCTTCGAGCCGCTGAGCGTCCGCGAGGGCGTGCAGGGCAAGTTCGGCCTCCGGGACCACGTCAAGACCCGGGTCACGACCTTCCGGACCCAGGAGGCCCTGGACAAGGGCGAGCCGTCGTCGGTCGAGGTCGTCGAGATCAACGCGACCGTGATGGCCAAGGACCTCAAGGAGCTGATGGAGGAGGCCAAGAAGTCCGGCGACTCCGCGCCGGCCCTGATCGCCACGCTCCTGCACTACCAGCCGAAGAACGGCGGCAACAAGAGCTGGGTCTTCCGGCTCCCGCGCGACGCCGACTACGACAAGGCCGCGGCCTACTACGAGCAGCGTGAGGCCAAGATGCAGGCCGCGCTCGCGGACGTGCCGAGCTTCTAGTGCTGACGCCTGGCAGATCGCTCAGCCTGCACGCTGAGTCTGGACGCGAACTGCCCCGGGTGCCGGACCTCCAGCCCTTGTACGACATGGGGGTCCGGCCCCGGCACGGCGAGGTCGTCATGGTCGCCGGCCGGTCCGGTACGCAGAAGTCGGGATTCGCGCTGTGGTGGGTGGCTCAGATGGGCCTGCCCACGCTCTACTTCTCGGCCGACATGAGCCCGTTCACCGCCTCGTCGCGGATCGCGAGCATGTTCCTCGGCGAGCCCACCGAGTCCATCGAGGTCCGGATGCTCAGCGGTGGCCAGGCGAGGCGGGAGGCGCTGGACGCCATCGAGTCCGTGCCGATCACGTTCGCCTTCGGGCAGCTCGACTGGCCGTCGGTCGATCAGGAGTTGGAGGCGTACGTCGAGCTGTGGGACAGCTACCCGCAGGTCGTGGTCTACGACAACCTGATGGACTTCGAGGGCGCCGAGGCGGACTACACGGTCCAGATGAACGTCATGAGCAACGCGACCGCGTTCGCTCGCGAGACCGGCGCCACGACGATCCTGCTGCACCACGCCTCCGACAAGTCGTGGGACGCCAAGGCGGCGCCCTTCGACCCTCCGGGGCGCAACGAGGTCAAGGGCGGCTTGAGCGAGAAGCCCGAGCTGTCCCTGTCGGTGGCCCTGGACCCGAACACCCTGGCCTACAAGATCGCCTGCATCAAGCAGCGCATGGGGCCATCCGACCCGACCGCGCGGCGGTACGCCGTCATGCGGGCCGAGCCGGACCTGACCCGCTTCCACGCGCGGTAGAGAGGACACCCCTTGAGCGTCGTTCTCAAGTTTTCGGCCTTCTCGAACATCACCTACGGATACGAGTACGACACCGGCTACTCCCGTGACGAGTGGAACTCCATGACCGACACGCAGCGGGACTGGGAGATGAACCAGGCCCTCTGGAACGACATCGACTGCTGGGACGAGGACGGACCCGAGGAGGACTGCGAATGAGCACCGCGCCGAAGACCAAGACGATCGTCGTCACCTTCATCAAGAAGGTCTACGCGGACGTCGCGGTGGAGATCCCCGAGGACTTCCCCGCCGAGTACGCCGTCACCGTCGCCACCCGCGACATCGCCAACCTGTCCGCCGAGGAGGCGTTGCAGCAGGGCGCGGTCTGGGACGAGAGCGACTGGCAGCTCGGCTCCACGATGTACGCCGCCGACCGGGCGTACAACAGCGCCGCCTACTCCGTCATCGTCTGATAGGACTTGCTATGGAACCCAACAAGCCGAGTGCGCGGGACGCCGCGATCGTGGTCGCGGTCATGGCTGTCTGCGCCGTCCTGGGCCTGCTCTGCGGTGTCGGCGCCACGGCGGCAGCGCTGCTGCTCTGGTGACCGACTGCGTCGTCTGCGGCGGCCTGCTCACGGGCCGTCGACGGAAGTTCTGCGGGTCGGCCTGCTCCAAGCAGGCCGCCCGCGCGGCCTGGATCGAGAAGGTCTACGGCATCACCCTCGCCGAGTGGGACCGAATCCTGGAGGAGCAGGGCGGCGGGTGCGGGATCTGCGAGCGCAAGCCGCGGACCAAGCCTGACGGCTCCGAGGAGGTCTTCCACCTGGACCACGAGCACGCCAACGGCCAGGCCGGGCCGGTGCGGGGCATCCTCTGCCCCTACTGCAACACCCGGCTGATCGGGCGGCTCAAGGACCACACGAAGGCGCAGAAGATGGCCGACTACCTGCGTGAGCCGCCGGCTACGCGAGCACTCGGCCGGACCGTCATCGCCCCCGGGCGACCGAAGAAGAAGCGACAGCCGCGAAGGAGGCGATCGTGAGGTTCACCCCCCGCAAGGAGGAGGTCCAGCCGGTCATCGACATCCTGGAGTCCGACGACTTCGACAGCGCCGACGACATGGCCAAGGCCCTGATCCGCGAGGTCGTGGACATGCTCTGGTTCCGGGACTGGCACGTCCTGGTGGTCAACCGAGACGGACAGGCGGTCGCGTTCGGACCGTTCGCCAGCGAGCCCGAAGCCAAGGCTCTCGGCACCAAGTGGCAGGGGACCTTGCTCCCCGGCGACCCGACTCGATGGGGAGTCGTGCCGGTCCGCGGCCTCGGGGCCACGGCGGAGGAACGCCAGGGCGGAGGCTACGGCTTCTGCACCACCGAGGGCTGCGGCCACCCGGCGTACGCACACAGCATGGACGGCTCCGCCCGGGGCTACTGCATCGTCTGCGGACGACACGGGGCGTGCGAGAAGTACGCCCAGGCCGCCAAGAAGAAGACGAGGGCCAAGGCGACGTGACCGCCTGGCGCCCGCGAGCCAGAGAGGCGCCGGCCGACGCCGACCGGCCCTCTCTGGAGGCGGTCCTCGAACACTACGGCGTCACGGTCAAGCCACGAAACATCCAGATGGTCTGGTGCCCGATCCACGAGGAGCAGGGCAGCTCCCGGAGCCCGAGCTGTTCGGTCCGACTGGACGAGGGCCTGTGGCACTGCCACGGGTGCGGCAAGGGCGGGGACGTCTGGACCCTGCTGATGGAGAAGGAGGGGGTGAACTTTGAGCGAGCGCGAGCCCTTGCGGCCCAGCTCGGACTCTCAGCGGATGGCGCTGGACGAGGCAGTGAGCCGGTATCAGGCGGCTCTTACTTCCGACGCCGCAGCGTTCCTGCTGCGAAGGGGAATCAGCCGAGAAACGGCGGTTACAAACCGTCTTGGCGTCGTAAGTGACCCGATGCCCGGCCACGGCCAGTACGAGGGCTGGCTGGCGATCCCGTACCTGCGTCACGACGGCCAGGCCGTAAGCGTCCGCTTCCGGTGCATCGCCGGCCACGAAGACTGCCGGCGCGACTACGGCCACGGCAAGTACATGAGCCTGGAGGACGAGCCCAGCCGGGTCTTCTACATCCCGGCGATCCACTCGGCCGACGACGAGATCCACGTCGCCGAGGGCGAGTTCGACGCGATGATCCTCAACCAGGTCGGCCTGCCTGCGGTCGCCATTCCCGGCGCCTCGGGCTGGCAGGGCCACCACAGGCGGATGCTCGCCGGCTTCAGCCGAGTCTGGGTCTGGGGCGACCCGGACGACGCGGGCGCCAAGTTCGTCGCCCGAGTCAGCCGCGCGATGCGGCAAGCCCGCGGAGTCCAGCTCAGCATCGGCGACGTGACCGAAACCTACCTCGCAGAGGGCACGGCAGGGCTGTACGCCCTGATTGAGAGGGGACAGGAATGATCCGGATCTTCGAGCACATCGACCAGTTCGGCGACTCTTTGACCGTCGAGGACTACGGCCCGGATGCCCCCATCACGGCCACGGTGACCACGGCCAAGGGCGTCACCGAGTGCGTCGAGCTGACCCCCGAGGCGGTGGCCGAGCTGCGGGCCAAGCTGCGTCCGCACGAGGAGGTCCCGGGCAGCGAGCGGGCCGAGGCGTTCCAGCAGGGCTACGAGGCGGCCCAGAAGGAGCTGGAGCCGCTCGACCCGGCGCGCGTGGAGGCGCTGTTCCTGGCGGCCAACGTCGCCAAGGACCTGCGCACGGACAACGCCTTCGGCTCCCACAGGATCTCGCACGAGACCGTGCTGGCGTACGCCCTGTTCCTGCTCGACGAGCTGCCCATCCCGGCGGCGCAGCAGTGAGCCGACCCACCTTCGACGACTACTTCATGGGCCTCGCCCAGGCGGCGGCTCGCCGCGGTGACTGCACCCGCAGTCAGGTCGGCGCGGTCCTGGTGCGAGCCAACCGCTCCACCTGCGGCACCGGCTACAACGGCGTCATGCCCGGCAAGCCGGGCTGCCTGGAGGGCGCCTGCCCCCGGGGTCAGCTCAGCTACGAGGAGTGCCCGCCCTACGCCCCCTACGACAGCGGGACGGGCGAGTGCATCGCGACGCACGCCGAGATGAACGCCCTGCTGTTTCTGCCCGACACCGAGCAGGCCGTCACTTGCTATGTGACCCGACAGCCCTGCCGCGACTGTCACTTCGCGCTGATGCTTCACGGCGTCCAGCGCATCGTCTGGCCCGAAGGAGAGTGGAACGCCTGATGCGAGTCCTACTGATCGCCCACACCCACATCGAGCGCGATATCCCCGGCTACGTGTCGCACGCCGTCGCCTCGACTGAGCCGTGGGTGTTCGAGACCCACGCGGACGAGCTGGTGGAGCAGGGCGGCCGGCTGTGCTACCTGTCGTGGAACCGGCCCAACCCGGCGACCGCCACGAACAAGGGCTACGTCGCGAACATCATCGAGAAGGGTCACTTCTCGGTCCTGGAGCACGCCTCGGCGACCTTCTACATCGACGGGGTCACCCGCAACTTCACGCACGAGCTGATCCGCCACCGGCACCTCAGCTTCAGCGAGGTCAGCCAGCGATACGTGGATGCGGGGGCCTTCGAGTTCGTCGAGCACCCGGGCCTGGCTCCCGTGTCGGACCCGGTGCGGTACTGGATGCAGGAGGCGGTGGAGAACGCCTTCGACGCCTACGGGACGCTGGTCGACGACCTCAACGAGCAGGGCTACCTCCGCAAGGAGGCGCGTCAGGCGGCCCGTCACGTCCTGCCCGGCGGCACGGAGACGAAGATCCTCGTCACCGGCAACTTGCGCGCCTGGCGCGACGTGCTAAGGAAGCGGCTGGAGCTGGACGCGAACGGCGAGCCCCTGGCGGACCTGGAGTTCTACCAGGTCGCCCGGGAGATCCTGATCGAGCTGAAGCGGATCGCCCCCAACGCCTTCCAGGACTTCGAGGTGCCGGCGTGAACGACCCGGTGATCGTGGACCACGACGCGGAGATCATCCGCACCGGCTGGCCCGCCGAGGGCGAGATCCGCATCGAGGACGGCCTGACGACCTACACGTCACCGTCCGGTGCCGAGTGGGGATTCGTGGGCTTCCGTGACGGCGTCCCCGGCTGGCTGCTGTTCGACAGGCCCTTCCGGGCGGCAGACGTGACCGAGTTCCAGGGGGCGTACGTGGTGACCATTCCGATGCAGGAGGCAGCGTGAGCGACGAGACGGTCCTGAAGGACATCACCGGCAACGTCATCGAGCCGGGCGACACCGTGGTCTACCCGCAGATGTCCGGTCGGTCGGTGCAGATCGTGCTAGGGAAGCTGCTGTCGTACAACGGCAAGACGGCGCAGATCGAGCGCACCGAGGGCGCCCGTTGGGGCGCGAGCTACAACCGCACCCGCTACCGCGACAAGCGGACCGGCAAGGGCATCGACCCGTACGCCAGCGACAAGCACTGGGAGACCCGGGCTCACTACCTCTACACGCACGAGACGACGGGTGAGGTGATCTCCGAGGAGGAGATGAACCGACGCTTCCCCTTGACCTGGGGTTGGGAGTCGGACCGGGCGAGCCGGCGGAAGCGCCAGGAGTTCAAGGGGCAGTACGTTCCCGGCGTCCTCAAGGACTACGTCGAGGAGTACAAGGACGCGCCGAAGCCGGTGACGATCCACAACGTCAAGAACATCGTCAAGGTCGTGACGGCGTGAAGACCCTCTACATCGACATCGAGACGTCGCCGAACCTGGCGTACGTCTGGAGCCTCTGGCGGGAGAACATCCCGCTGGACCGGCTGGTCGACGCCGGCCAGGTGCTCAGCGTCTCCTGGAAGTGGCGCGGCGACAAGAAGGTCACGTTCGTCAGCGACCACTCCCCGGGTCACCGCGGAATGCTCGACGAGACGCACGCCGCGCTCAGCGCCGCCGACCTGGTGGTGCATTACAACGGCGGCCCGTTCGACATCCCGCACCTCAACCGGGAATTCCTGCTGGCGGAGATGGCGCCGCCGGCCCCGTTCCAGCAGCTCGACCTTCTACGCCAGGTGCGCAAGCAGTTCAGGTTCCCTAGCAACAAGCTGGCGCACGTGAGCACGGCGCTCGGCCTGGAGGGGAAGGTCAAGCACTCCGGCTTCGACCTCTGGGTGCGCTGCATGGCCGGTGAGGCGTCGGCCTGGCGCGAGATGGAGGAGTACAACAAGCGGGACGTCGTGCTGCTGGAGGAGCTGCACGACCGGCTCGGTGGCTGGCTGCCGGGGGCTCCGAACGCCCGGCTTCACAGCGGCGACGAGACCGTGTGCCCGCAGTGTGGGGCTGGTGACCTCCGTCGGGAGGGGCACGCCTACACGCAGCTCGGGAAGTACCAGCGGTGGCAGTGCCGGGCGTGCGGCGCCTGGTCCAGGTCCAGCACTCGGGTGTCCGGTACTCAGGTGAGGAGCGTGTCGTGACCGATCTTGCTAAGGAATCTCTTGCTATAGAATCTCTTGCTATGGAAGCCGACTGGAGCGTCCTCGACGACGCCGACACCGTAGCCGCGGTCGAGTCGGCCGCCGCCATCGTCGCCGCCAAGTACCGGGACCGGGCGGTGAACATGCTCGCCGAGTACGACGACCTGCGTCAGGAGGGATTCATCCTCGCCGCCACCAAGGAACGGCTCCAGGGCCTCGACCCGAGCCTGCTGACCTTCCGACTCGTCCAGGAGTTGAACGGCCTCGTCAAGTACGGGGCACCGAAGGCCAGCGCCACCGTCTACCTGTCGACGCTGGAGGACGCGTGAGCGTCGGGGCTCCCGGCTCCTACCGATCGCTGGATTGGCGGGGCCGCTACTCCCCCGAGCTGGTCGCAGTGATGCTCCCGGTGGCCTGGGGACACGCTCCCTGGGTCACCCGGGAGCCCCGGGTGGACCGCTGCCGGCGCGGAGCCGGCACCTGCGGCCACACCTGCCAAGACGACCAGTGGGACGAGGGCTGCACGGTCGACGGCGAGCACAAGGTCTGCGAACACCGCCACGGCGGCCACGACCAGTGCGGCCGGTGCGCCTGCGTCGACCCCACGTCACGCCAAGCCACCAACACCCGCGACCCCGACGCGCAAGCGATGGCCGTCGACATGGCCCGAGCCTGGGCAGCCCTGTACGCGCTCAGCTTCGACGTCATCGCCGAGGCACTGAGCCTGCACCACCACCACGGACTCACTCAAGACGAGATCGCCCGCATCCAGGGCGTCAGCCGGCAGGCCGTGAGCCTGCGCCTTCGGGCGGGACACCTCGCCATCGCCGATTTTCTGAACGGAGAGAGCGCATGA